AGATTTTACTATAAATCAAATGATCCAGCGTTTTTGGATAATATAGCCTTATAGCGGGAATATAATTATAACAGTTTGTGGTTTGGTGGTGATATGGTGCGACCTCGGGCAAATTGTGATAATTATTTCTCGCTTCGGGATTATCGTTTTCACAGATAATTGGATAATTAAAGTATTTAATATATATTATTTATATAACCATATGATTTCTTTGACTTTTTCCTGCCGACTTAATGATCCAGCCCGTGAAACATTCGCGGCTTGATGTAAATGTTTCACGGCTAAGCCATTGAAATCATTACACTATTTCCTTGGATAATTATTGGCGATGTCACCAACTAGACACCCACCAGCAACCATCCCTTCACCAGTTCACCTTATGTTGTTACAAATGTTACATCTTGTACAAGCTAACACTTGTACAAACGTTACAAGTTTACCTCCCAAGGTAATCCGCGCGTTTGATCAATTCACCATCGCATGCCACAGCACAACGAAGCGCAAGCGGTGCAGGCTTACGGTATACCTTGGGATTGTACGCGACCATATTAGGTTCCGACCATGTGATGATTTCGCGTCGAGCAGGCAGCACCATATGTTGGGCAGTTGCTGCAATGGTGCGCAAGGCTTGCTTGTCAGTGTGATATGCAGGCTTGTGTCCTTCCTGCCGTCCAGCTTCCCGTGACTGTTTTAGTCCGCGTTTGTGTTTTGCATCAAGTGAACGATTTGCCATAGTTACCTCCAGAGGTTAAAGGTGAACAGGAAAAGGGATGGGGCCGCCGAGCTTACAACTCTAAGCGGCCCTACCTTTGCCGTTGAAAACATCGTATGGCTTTGTCATGCCATCGTTAGATGTTTTCTATCAAAGCTTTCGCTGGCGCAGGTCCTACCTCGCAAGCATACTAGCTTTGAGCCGGGTTCATCGGTTGAACCCACAAACCATGCCTCCTCCCTACCAAGGGCGGCAAGCAACCCCAAGGCCATTCTCGGCCTCCGTGGACAAGCCATTCGCGGCTGATCCGTGACGGAACGTGGGCGCTCTATGATCGTGTGGCTGACCGGGCCAGATAAGCCGTTTGTGCGGCGGGGTCGGCAATCTCCGTGGTTCAATCTAGGTATGGTGCTATTACCTCATGAGGTAACCCGGACCCCCACCCCTATCTGGCCAAGCCCCCCGCCACCCCCCACGCGCCTTTAGGGGGTTCGCAAATATGGCCCCCCTATTTTTCGACTTGACACCAACCTGCAACCTATCTATACTACCATCACACCATAAGCGCCTCTGATCTTGTGGTGTGCTTGCAAGCCCGGATTGGCGGGGGTGGTAGCACACGCCCCCGTCAGTTCCCACCCAAGGAACACCCCCAACAGGAATCGCCCAATGCCCAAAAAATCTGGAAGAAAAATTCGTGAGAAGGCGTGCGAGTTCGCCGCCATAGTGCTGAGCGGCACCGAGGCTCCATACTCGCCCCACCTGTGGGCGCTCGCGGTGTTCTTCGAAAAGTACATAAGGGAAGGTCCCGAGGCCACCCAAGACGAGTTCGGACCATCAGATGGTGAAGTGGTCAAATTGGAGGTTGTCAAGTGATCCAGCCAATTGCCAAGTCACGCAACCATCGCATCACTTCGAACCCCAATTACAACACGCAGCACCCCTACAGGCTGTTATGGGACGTGCCCCGTCGTAGTTCTTCGACAGGACTGGCGACGCTAGGCATGCCGGTCACCATGCACCGCGACAGCGACCTTGAGGGTGCACGGGAGTTCGCCGACAGATGGGGTGTGAAGCTTCCCCCAAATGTAAAATAAGAGAGGGTAAAGTGATGGGTAAAAAATCTGAGGGAACAAAAATGGATAAGGAAGAAAAGACCAAGCGACGGGATGAGGTCAGAGCGTTGCGCAATGGTCGCCCTCCCCTATCTGATATCCCTGCCATGATGCGGCAGATGGCGGATTGGATCGAGAAAGGGGAAATTGAGATCGATCCTGTTCATGCCGGGGTGTTGTTCATCATCCCGCGCAACAACGACTGGCCGGACATATACGGTTGGGGGGATCACCTTGGGGACCATGGGAACATCGCAATATGTGACCTCGCGAAGGCATGGTTCATACACAATTTGACAAAAAGGGTAGTTTGACCCCCGAAATGAGTGGGCTTCCCACCGGGAAGCTAGAACGAATGAGGAACTAAAAATGGAAATGCCGTCAGCAGCAAAAACTATCCTCGACCAGATCGAGGCGGAACACGAACAGCAGTTCAGCATTGCTGTGGGGGCAGCGCTCAAGCGTGGGTTCGGGCGATGGTTCGATGATGTGTGGCAGGATGCGAAGGCAAACGGATCACTGCCGCGTCCGTTCATCACTTCCATGTTTGTGTTCGTCACGACGGTGCTCACGAAAAAGTTCGTCGGCGGATTACCGGAGATGATGCCGCTCGAAGAAAAAGAGAAGCAAATCTCGGAGGCGGCGAGGCTCCTCAAGACGTATATCGATCAGATCGAGGTCGCAGCGATCAGGGAGTTGTACCAGCCCAAGCCTCCAACAGTGCATGCCGAACCCATCGCATCCGCTGAAGGAGTTACCGCGAAAGGTAACTCGAAGCTGATCGTTCCGAAAAAGAAGAGGATCATCCAATGACCGATTCCGAGAAAGCTCTGATTGAGCGTATCGAAGCTCATTGCGAAGAGCATGCAAAATCAGGTAGAGCACAGTTTACTGTGAGCGCTATACAGGACCTGTGCCAGCTTGCCCGTAACCCACAGAGAATGTTGGGGCCAGACTTCCGGGGGCGAGTGCAACACGTATCAGATCAGTTCTCGACACAGCCTACCAAGGTTCAAACCGTTGATGGGGAGGAGCTTGAGCTAGTTCTCGGATGCGAACGGGACGGGTTTCTCGGGACTAAGATCGGGGAGTATGTCACCCGCGAGGGTATACCGGGCGTCGTGCTTCAGCAGCTTGGAACCAAGGTCGTGCACGTCTATAGAAAGTCGTCAATAGTATGATGTACCTCCGCTACGCGTTTTACGCAGCCATCGCGCTTATTGCGTTTATCTTCACGTATATCACGTGCCCTTTATGGGCTCTGATTGCCGCGATTACGAAAGCCCCTTCCTTGCCGGGTATACTCGCGCTCGTGCATACGCATGACGACAACGTGTATGGCGCGCATTACAGGATGAGCCAGTATCACGAAACCGACGCCGTTCCTGAGACATTCATCAAACGATTCAAGACCGCGTGCTGGTGGATATGGCGGAATCCAAACTATGGGTTTAACTCTGAGGTGCTGGGGCTACCAGTGGAGGGCACCAAGATAACGATGGATATCCAAGAGGGAGTGGAGGGGGACTATACGCGGTGGACGCTGTTCAATAGGAACGGCACGAAGTACTTCGGGTATGCCGCTAATATACCTTACACGAAAACCAAATACATCAAGATGTGGTTCGGTTGGCAGTGGCATCCGCTTGATAATTCCAACAAGTACATGCTCAAGTTTGCTTTCAACCCATTCCGAACCATAGCATAAAGGCCCACTAAAATGCTCGACCCGCTCATTAACGATATGCTCAACGATCCGTTTCGTTGGATGATACTGGCTTTTACTTTTTGGTCGGTGTTTTATGTTGCTTGGCAGCACATGTTCCGTGGACACTCGTATCAGGAGCGGATGCGCAGGGAGAAATGCAAAGACCTCGCTAGAGACATCTTGCTGTGGACCGTCAGTGGGCATACAACTGGTCGAGAGCTACGACTGTCCGAAATTCTTGGTATGGGGGTAAATCCTGGGTTCAACAACATGAGCGCAATCTATCATAACTACATCCATTCGCTTGGTATGCATAAACGCGCAGAGATTATTGACAGGATACTTGACCATCAACGAAATAAGCTCCCCGCTGAGGGTACACCTAGCCTAATGGAAATGCTTGAGAAGATGAATGAGACCGAGATCGAAACAGTTGTTATGGCGTTATGCGCTGATAGTGTAGTTGATTGGGTGGATATGCGCGTGCGGGCATATGACGCCAGCGCTTTGGCTAACGACATCATTGCATTTAGGCTCCAAAACCCGTATTAGTTACTTTGCGAGGTAACCTTGGAGTAAATGCTATGACTGATCTTGATGATGTGCACATCACCGCTATTAGCCGCAACAACAGGATCGCAGTAGCTGAGGAAGGGCTTGGGGAGATTACCTGTTTCCTTGATGATGACCACGAGGAGACAGAAGACCCAGAAGAATGGGTGTATGCTGTAGTCGAGTGGGAGTTTGGGGGGTATTCTGTGACCCCCCTTAGTGACTACGAGGACATCAAAACAAATTAAGTCCAAGCTGCCGGTGTCATCGGCGTCCGTCTGACAACATTCGGGCGCTGAAGACGCTGAGTGATTAGCGAAGACATACCTCCATGGGTCGCGAGTGCAGCATACTGCAAGGCATCGAGCGGGTGCGAGTACTCGTTTTTTTCTGGGACGGGCTTGCGTTGCCCAAGTTTGGTCTTGGCGTAGCGGTAACCACCCGAAAGTCCTCGGCAGATCACCGGGCAGCGGGTTTTATCGATCAAAAGTCCCGGTCCACCATCGCGCGATGACAACAAATAAGCATCAATTGCTCGAATTCTGGGGTCAATGTCATTGGTCGGTGCCGGAAACGCCATGAATCCAGCCCTTTTTAGTACATCAAACGACGTTTCTTCGTAAATTGACGACTTGGATATGCCAGAAGGGTCACCGACGATAGCCAGAGGCCGTCCTAGGTAGCGCGGGTGCATCAAAGCCGGGCGCAAAGATTGCTTCAAGTGTAGTTCCAAGCCGATATCTTCCGCCGCGACCTCTTCCAAGACCAAAAGTCGGCCTTTGTGGTCGAGTTGGCAGATGATTGACCACGGGTCGCGCCCAAAATCTTGCCCGATGATGAGCGGGAGGAAGGGGACGGGCTCTAATTCGTCAGTGGTGTGGAACTGATACTTGAACGATTCACGGAAAACAGCGCTGCCCGATGGATCGTCGCCGTACATTGCGTTCACATAGCGCCGAACCCAATCCGGGTGGCCAGTTCTAGCCAGTCGCTCATAATATTTGCGACCCTGTGCCCTACGTTCTGGGCTGTCTTCTGGCAGTTGCAGTGTTTCGGGTGTCTGAAGGAGCCATTCAAGGTTCTCCGCACCTTCGTCCAGTCCGCCCGGTTGCTTGAATATCTGGCTATCAGGCTGCGGCTCCTCCATGAACTTGTACCAGTCGGAACCCTCGGAAGGGAAGTTGGTGTCAGCGATGATGCCGACCCATGTCGCGCCACCTTGATTGGCTGAAGGGTAGCGTCCGCAGCGGCCCGAGACCGCCGACACAAGGTCGATCTGCATTTCGATGGCTTCAGAGAGCCATGCGCCGGTAAGCTGCATGGACAGGAGTCGCCGTTGATCCTCGGGGGTGTCCAGAGGGATCATCAGCCATTCCGACCTGACATCACCCACGGTAATGTATATCGTGGATTCCGATACGCGGTAGTCTGCAATCGGACCAAGCCACGATAACACGTCCTTGAGGATCGTATCCTTAAGTTGTTTCAGGGTGGACCGCACAATGGCAAAGCGTGTATGACGAAGACCATCAGGAGCAGCCTTCTGTTCACACGCACGCCGGAAGAGTTCAAACAAACACGCTGTAGTCTTGCCCGAGCCGACCGGACCAGCGATCAGCCGCATGAATGCTTCGGACTTCATAAAGGCCGCGCACGTGGGGGGAGCCGTGTACTCAAGATTCACTGGTTGCGTCCTCGTGCTCGATTACCTTTGAAGGTAACGTTTTTTCATATTCGAGTTTCGCATCGCCACCAAGGTTGATGGTGACGTGGAATCGTTCGCCACCGCCACCCGCGACATCGACGCCAGATTTGTCCATGCCACCAAGCTTCGCCATTAGCTTTGCAAGATCATTCCGATGCAGAAGCGGGGCGTCTTGGTTGTGCATCTGCGCAAAAGCTTCAGGGAGCCATTCCTCGATTGAGGCGGCGGCTTTGATCTTGACACGTTCCGGGGCGTTCTCCGCCGCGTTCCAGTCGAGGATCGCCTCTTGCAAGTATTTCTGGAAGCGGGGATGCTTCTCGATAATAGCCCATTGCTCGGGTGTGACATTGTTCACATTCAGGATTTGATGTAGTTCCTGTATGTCTTGAGCGATACTGCGGGCGAGACGTGCCATAAGCAAGTCACCGTGCAGATGTGGCAGTGTGATTTCTTTAGTCATTGCAACCTCCTGATACCAAATAGATACCCTAAACAACCCCCCTTTACAAGGTGTAGTGATTTGTACTATGAATAGGCATGGCTGAAGCTCTCCCCCAACGTGCGTCATTACGCGTAGTCCCTCCCGCGCAGTACGAAGCGCAATTGCAAGAGAGCTATAAAGCCAAGGCGCAAGCTGAGGATGCCGCTAAATCCTCCTCCCAGCCCGACATGACTCGGCTTGCGTCGTACATTCGTGGGCAATTCTCCATTATGCAGAACCATAGGCAGTCGGCGTCCGGTTGGGCGGATCGAATGCTTAAAGCGTTGCGAGCGTTCAATGGAGAGTATGACCCAGAGAAACTGATGGAGATCAGAAAGTTCGGGGGCTCCACAGTTTATGCGCGAATGATCGCGATGAAGTGTCGCGGTGCGAGTTCGCTTCTTCGAGATGTGTACCTCACCAGTGATCGGCCTTGGGGCATATCACCCCCGGCTGACCCCGATGTGCCCCCGGAAATCATCGCAGCAATGCAGAAGCTGGTGATGGGGGAGGTCGAGCAACTGGTACAGGGTGGAATGCCCATCACTCCCGATATGATTCGGGATCGCATCAACCAGTTGATGGATGCTGCCCGGCGTACCGAGAAGAAGAACGCCGCCAAACGAGCCCGAATCGCCGAAGACAAGATCGAAGAACTGCTCGAAACGGGTGGGTTCTACAAGGCGTTCGCTGAATTCTTGGTTGATCTTCCGCTGTTCCCGTTCGCCTGCCTTAAAGGGCCGGTAGTTCGTGTGGTGCCAAACGTGTCTTACGTCAATGGCCGGGCACAGGTTCAACAGAAAGCTAAGCTGTTCTGGCAGCGCGTGTCGCCCTTCGATTTGTACTGGTCGCCGGGAGTATCAGACATTGAAGACGCATCCGTCATCGAGCGCACGCGCGTCACTCGTGCCGACCTCAACGACCTTATGGGTCTACCGGGGTACGATACCGACGCCATTCGTGGGGTGTTGGACGATTACGGGCGCGGTGGGCTGTTCGATAATTGGGATTCGACGGATTCAGAGCGTGCTGTAGCCGAAAATCGCGAAAACCCCAACGTGAACCAGAGCGGAATTATCAACTGCTTGGAGTTCACCGGCTCGATTCAGGGCAGATTGCTGCTCGATCACGGGTTCACCGTGAACGATATTCCCGATCCACTTCGTGAATACGTTGTGCAGGCGTGGCTGATCGGACGGTACGTCATCAAAGTCCAGCTATCGCCGTCGCCTCGTAAGCGCCATCCATATTTCATCACTTCCTTCGAGAAGGTTCCGGGCACCCCGGTAGGTAATGGTCTACCGGATATTCTCGAAGACGTTGGCGAGGTTGCTAACGCCACGTTGCGTTCCCTCGTCAACAATCTTTCCATATCCTCGGGTCCGCAAGTCGTGGTCAACATGGACCGCATACACCCGCAGGAGGACCCAGAGAGCTTGTATCCGTGGAAGCGCTGGCTTGTGACCAGTGATCCGCTGTCCAACAACAGTTCGCAGAAGCCCGTGGAGTTTTTCCAGCCCACTGCCAATGCCCAAGAACTTCTTGGTGTCTACAATCAATTCCAGAACATAGCGGATGACCTGTCGGCTATCCCGAAATACATGGCAGGGTCTGGGGCCTCGGGTGGCGCGGGTCGTACCGCTGCCGGTCTCGCCATGCTTATGGGTAACGCATCCAAGATTCTTCAGACAGTCGCAGCGAACATCGACCGCGATGTCATGCATCCGCTATTGGATTCGTTGTACGATATGCTGATGCTGACCGATGTCGAGGGTATCCTTAAGGGTGACGAAGACATCAATGTCATGGGTGTAAAGGTCGCGCTTCAACGTGAGACGCAGCGCGCTCGTCAGCTTGAGTTCTTGCAGATCACTGCTAATCCGATGGATGCCCAGATACTTGGGCCTCAGGGGCGTGCGAAGGTCTTGCGTGCCGTCTCTGAGACCATCGGTATTCCCGGCGACGGGCTCATACCAGATGATGAAGAGTTGGCAGCGCGTCAACAGGCGGCGGATGCGCAAGCACAGCAGCAACAGGGATTGGAAAATGCTGGCGGACAGGCCCAAGGTCAGCAGGCTCCTAAAGGCGGCAATGTGACACAGGACATGGGTCCGCGTGTGAACATATCCGGTGGAGTGCACTAACGCCACATAACGTCATAGGAGATCATAATGGCATTTATTGCAAAGAGAAGCGTCGGCCAATCCGGCTGGAACACCGAGTTCAAGCGTTTAGTCACGTACATGAACGCACACATCACGTCGCTGGCCAACATCCCGACGATTGTCACACCGGATGGTAGCGATGCTGCCACGACGCAGACACTGTGCAATGCCAACAAGGCGAAGATCAATGCGATCATTACCGCCTTCAAGGGCATCGGCATTGCGACGAATATCGCGCTGATCACCACGCCGGATGGCAGTAATGCGGCGACTACCCAGACGCTGGCAAACGTCAACAAGGCGAAGATCAACGCGATCATCGCGGACCTCATTGCCAACGGCCTGATGTCCCCGTGAGCGATAACGCTCCCATTTACAGCAAGAAGATGGTCGGGAAACACTTCCCGGCCACAACTATTATCAAGGAGAGAACGATGAAAATGCCATCACTTCCAGCGAAAACTACCATCAAAAGCAAGCAGCAGTCGTCGGCGTCGAAGAAATTCCTGCCACCTATGAAGGGCAGCAGCCTCAAGGGTGCCAAGACAACGGCGATGCCCGTCAAGAAGTGCTAAGTTACTTCCCGAGGTAACTCGGGGGAACAGAAAGGATACAAGTGACATTACAGCAGGCGACTGCACAGTTAGCCCGGTCGGCCCCCATGAATTGGGACGAGTTCATGGCGGCCTATCGCGCTCACTACCAAGACATCCTCAAACAAATGGTCTCCTCGCCACCCGAGACGGTTCAAGTAGCCCAAGGTCGCGCCAAGCTTGCCGACGAACTCTTGAGGTTATTTGAAACCGCTGTCGCTACTGCCGAGCAGATTGAAAGAAGGAACAAGTAACATGGCCGATACTGCAACGAAGACGAATACCCGTGGTCGCGTAGCCCCGAGCGATATGCGTGACCCAGACGTGAAAGTGCCCGCCCGAGTCCGAGCGGAGGCAGAGCGTGCGGAAGCCCTGCTTAAGGCACAAAGTGGTAACGAACCACCGGCAAACCCTGAGGTGCCCTCGGTCGGCGAAGAACCCGGCATCACTCTGGTTCCTGTGCAGCCAACCAACCCAACACCGCAGAATCCTACGATTGTGGCGGATGCACCGGTTACCCCCGCTCCTACCTCGGCACCGGCTCCACAGCAGGGGAAGACCTATACCGAGAATGACTTGAATGCCATGAAGGCACGGTGGGAGCGCGCAGAACAGGCTTCGCAGCGTCTATCGGAAGAAGTGACGAATCTTCGCAATGTCATTGCAACGATGCAGGTTGCACCTGTTGCACCTCCTACAACGCCGCCAGAACTTCAAGCTAGTAGCTTGCTGACCCCGCAGGAGATCGCGGATTACGGCGAGGACTTCCTAGGGGTTGTCGGCAAAAAAGCGAAGGAAATCGCCGGGGCTGAAATCGCCTCACTCAAGCAGCAACTCGAAAGTTTGCAGCGTGGGATGCAAGTTACCTCACAGGTAACCATGGAACAAGCGCGCGAGCGCATGCTCTCCCATTTGGACGAAAAACTGCCCGAATGGCGAAATATTAATGAAGACGAAAAATTTCTTTCATGGCTGCGCTTGCCAGATGCATTTTCTGGTGCTATACGTCATGACCTATTGAAGGCCGCATACGAGCAGAACAACGCTCCTCGGGTGCAAGCCTTCTTCCAAGGCTTCCTCGCTGAAGAGGCTGCTACGGCTCCTGCGAATGTCCCACCGACTGCGGTCAGTGCGACACAACCCCCGAGGGTCCCCCTCGAAACCTTCGCAGCACCCGGCAGAGCAAAGTCTGCGGCGGCGTCAGCCCCCGCTGAGAAGCCCATCATCACACGAGCCCAAGTTACGCAGTTTTATGCTGACGTTGCCGCTGGTAAATACCGGGGGCGCGAAGCGGAGAAAGACGCCAACGAAGCCGCGATCTTTTCCGCTACGAACGAGGGCCGACTTAGGTGAAACCCTTCTCATTATGAGGCCCGAGAACCATGGCATTTCCTGTTGCAACTGGCGTTAGCACCCCGCCCATCTACCCGACCGGTGGCACCGGCAACCAGATGTCGGCGGACAAGTTCATCCCTGAAATCTGGTCTGGCAAGCTGGTCGAAAAGTTCTACGATTCGACCGTCCTCGCCGCCATCGCCAACACCGACTATGAAGGCGAGATCAAGAATCAGGGTGATAAGGTCATCATCCGCACCAAGCCGACCGTGACCATCAAGGACTATCGCGCTGACGGCGCGCTCGAATTGGAGCGTCCGCGCGGCTCGAACGTCAGCTTGCTGATCGACAAGGGCAAGTACTTCAATACCATCCTTGACGATGTGATGGACGTGCAGTCGGACCTGAATTCGCTGAATCTCTGGTCCGAAGACGCCGCACAGCAGATGAAGATCGTCATCGATAGCGCTGTTCTCCTCGGCCTGCTTGGCACTCCCGCCGCTGCAAACCGTGGTCTGACCGCTGGTCGTATTTCCGGTGACATCAATCTTGGCGTGACCGGCACCCCGCTGGCCGTCGTAGCCCGTGACCCCGGCGTTGGCGAAGTGGAAGTGCTGGACGTGCTCCTGCGTCTCGGTCAGGTGCTGGACGAGCAGAACATCCCGGAGCAGGGCCGTTGGGCGATCATCCCAACGTGGTTCTCGACCCGCATCAAGATGTCGGAACTGCGGCAGGCGTACCTGTCTGGTGATTCGGTCTCCATGCTGCGCAACGGTCGCATCGGCATGATCGACCGGTTCACGCTCTATGTGTCGAACCTTCTGCCTGCCGGTGTTGCCGGTGGTCTGGCAGCGGGTGAATTCGCGGTGTTCGCTGGTCATTCGCACGGCCTGACCTTTGCGTCTCAGGTCTCGAAGGTCGAAACGCTGCGGTCGGAAATGACCTTCGGCACGATCCTTCGCGGTCTGCAAGTCTATGGCTTCTCGGTCATCGACGGCACCGCAATCGCGCAGGCAATCGTCGCCAAGGCGTAATTACCTCCCAAGGTAACCGCTCGACCCCTCGGCTACAGTCAGCCGGGGGGTTATCCACAAGGAGGCGATTATGGCGCTTGATACAGTGGGTCAAATCGTGGCTCGGGCACGGACCCTCTTGCAGGATACCGTAGAGCCATATCGGCACCCCGACACTGATCTTATCGCAGCGCTCAATGAAGCCTGTATGGAAGCCCGAAGGCTTCGCCCCGATTTTTATCTTCGCACACTCAATCTGTCATTGCCGGTATTCGCCGCTGTTGGTGACACAGTGACTGATGCAAAGATACCCTCTGAGTTCCGGCCCGCGTTCATATACTACATTGTTGGCAACGTGTCGTTGCAAGACGATGAAAACGCTGAAGATGCACGGGCTACGGTATTCCTCAACAAGTTCGTGGCGCAATTGACCACGGTCCCATCCTAAGGAGTAGGCTATGGCTACTGACTCTTATGTGGATCGGATATTGGACAGCGCCAGATCACGGCTTCCCGGCGCACTTGACAACCAAGTGCTGTTCGAACTTGCCGATGTATTGAACGATTTCTTTCGCACATCTACGTGTTGGAGAGAAAGCATCGTTGTAAATTTCATTGCCGGTGTGACGGACTACGAGCTTTTTACAGATGACATGCCAGCGCGTGTTGTTTCGTTGCTTCAAGTTCTCAACCCCGATGGCATTCCAGTTTGGGCCACTATGATCAGTCCAAATATGCTGTCTCTTGCCGTCGAGGCCACGCCGGGGGCGTATACGATCAACACGATCTTGACAGTTGCGAACAAGATCAACAACGAAACCTACCCTCGGTTTCCGCAGTGGGTGGCTGATACTTACGGTGATGCCATCGCGGACGGTGTTGTTGGGCGCATGGCGGCTATGCCAGCCAAACCCTATAGTTCGCCGAACCATGCCGCCTTCTACACCAAAAAGTTCAAGCAGGCTGCGGCCATGGCACGAGCTTCGGCAAACAGACAGAATCTTGTCGGCGGGCAGGCGTGGCGGTATCCCCGCTTTGCTGCTCAGAAGTAACCTTCGAAGGTAACACAAATGGCTGTGATGCAGGGGACATACGTCCAGAAGTACATCAACATGAAGGACATGGACGGTAACCCGATTGATATAACCGGGTGGTTGTTCCGTTCTGATCTTCGCCGTAATCCAACCGATGATATTGTTCTGGCTGAATTGACCAATGCAAATGGCGGGTTCGTGTTGGTTGATGAGCCAAACGGGCGCATTGGGTTTACGTTGGACGAGACAGTGACTGCCGCCCTGCCGGTTGGGCGTATTCATTTCGACGTGCTGCACGAGAACGGTCCCGAAGGCCCTGTGTGGATTTTTGGCGGCAGCTTCATTGTGAAGCAACCCATAACGAGGTGATCAATGTCTGATAGCTTTGACGTTGAAGTACTTCCCGATGAATTTACAGTTACCGATGATTCGGATAATTGGACTATATATACGACGACAGATATACAGATTACAATTGAGTTACAAGCAGTAGGGCTTAATGACGCTGCTATAGCTGTGGCTGCTCGCGATGCAGCTATTGCCGCTCAACTAGCCGCTGAGGCCGCCGCTGCTTCACAAATGCAAGCAACTATGTATGACCCTCTCGGAGTGCATGCAGATGCATTTGAACGAGCCAATCATCATGGCACTCAGCTTGCGGCTACGATTTCGAATTTCAATACCGCCGCCGATGCGCGCATAGCAGCCGCTGTTGGTGTGTCGGTGCAGGGATACAGCGCTATACTGGCGGGCACCACAGCCTCATACACGGTTGCATTGGATACCAAACTAGGTGGCATAGCAGCCGGGGCCGATGTAACCGTGAGTGCCCTTCCTGTGGCCATACATGGGGCTGCGTCCAAGGCTACCCCGGTGGACGCTGATGAGTTGGCCTTGTCTGATAGCGCTGCGGCTTTTGGTTTGAAGAAACTGACGTGGGTAAATCTGAAAGCAACCCTAAAAACATATTTGGATACATTATATCAGCCGTTAGCGGCTGCTATTACATCGTGGTCAACAGTAGTTCGTGCTGTTGGCTTTGATACATTTGTTGCTACACCATCATCGGCAAATCTTGCGTCCCTCCTTACAGATGAAACCGGAACAGGCGCTAATGTGTTTGCTACAAATCCTGTGCTGGTGACACCAAATTTAGGTACACCAAGTGCAGTTAATCTTGTAAATGGTACTGGCTTGCCAGTGGCATCAGGCATTTCCGGGTTTGCTGCTGGGGTGGCAACTTTTTTAGCTACTCCGTCTTCGGCTAATTTACGTGCGGCGATAACGGATGAAACAGGGGCTGGCGCGGCTGTATTCGCTAACACCCCAACGTTGGTAACTCCTATCATTGGAGACGCGACGGGTAGCTCCGTAACTATTTCGGGTTCTAGCCAGAGTTCATTGAAACGTAGTGGCGTGACGGGCGCAGCGCCCGCCTCGTCTGGGGGTGTTGACGCTAATCAGTTTGTTGTGGTGGGGAATAACAACGTAGATTGGCGTTTCGGTTTATATAGTTCCGGTGCTGTGTGGGCGCAACTATCACTTAATGGAAATTATGCCACTAATTTGCCAATAATATTAAACCCTAATGGGGGTAACGTAGGAATCGGCAATACTGGTTCGGCACCGGGATCGGCGTTAACTGTTGCCGGAGCCGGGGCGGTAACTTCCGGTCTCAACGGTTCAGATGTAGCATTTTCGCTGGATTTTGCGTCAAATACGTTCGTGATTGCCAACGGTGCGGTACTTAAAGTTCAAAGTGCTTATTCCGGCTTAATTATTACAAATGAGCAAGTTGTAAACGGGAATTGCTGTATATGGCTGGTCGGCGGCGGCGTGGTTTCATTGGTCGGCGGAAGTCAGGGTGTTGGTGAATACACTAACACTCCTACAGCCGGCAAAATCTCGCTGTCTTATGACAGTTCTATTAGTCAATACAAGTTTACAAATCAAGTTGGTGCAAGCCGAACACTCGCAATTATACCGTTCCGCACAAGAACCGCCGCATAAAAGAGGAATGATCAATGGCCGACGATATCGAACAATCCGCCGAACCGGTCGAGCGCTATGAACAAGTCGCGGATAACATATGGCGCGACAATGAAACCGGCGTGACCTATATTGGTCGTGACGGTCAATCGCTCGAAAGCATGTTGCAGGAAGCAGCCGACGCCGCGACGATCCCGGTTCCGGAGAATTTCCAACCTCTCAATCCATATCAGTTCCGCGCCATGATTGCGATTGCCGGGATTGAACAAGCGATTGATGACGCGGTTGCGGCGATCCCCGATGTAATGCAAAAAGCCGTTGCCCGCGCAAAGCTTGATTATGCCTTGGCGTTTCATCGTGACGATCCGCTGATTTCGATGCTCGCGCCCACAGTTGGTTTGACGGATGATCAAATTGATACGATGTGGCGACAAGCCGTACAGTTATAGGCCCGTGATTGACTATCAGGCCCCTTTGGGGTATTAGACGGTAACCTTCAGAGGTAACTATGGCCATCCAAGTAAAACACAAGTTTGTTTCGGCGAAGGTCGATACCCTCGACAACTCGAAAATTCAGCCTTCGAACTGGAACGATACACACGACCTCTTGCTTGCAGGAGGCGTAGTGGTTGGCCGTGCAGCGGGTGTGGGACAGGCTGCGGCGACTGAACTCCCTATGGGGGCTATGGGGCAAACGTTAATTGCCACCGCTGATGCTGCCGCTGCACGCGCTGCTATTGTTGCAGATGCCACGGGCACCACAATTTCGGGGGCTGCGAATAAAGTTACGCCCGTAGACGGTGACAGTCTCGCTGTCATTGATAGCGCCGCTGGTAATGCCCTCAAGCGCACGACATGGGCTCAGATTAAAGCAACGCTGAAGACATATTTCGATACGCTGTACATCACCGCTGGTGGTACAGTTACAGCGCTTCAGAATTTCGTTTCTTCAATCAACGCTGTCATTCTTGCCACAACTGGTGCAGGAGTTGTGTATCTTCGTCCGAATGGTGCTGGTAGCGCTGCGGGGCAGACATATATTGACAACGCTGGTACTTTACACGCAAATGGATCGATCGTTGCCGATGGGACTTTCTATCGCGGTGGCACCCCGATCCCATTTACGCTTGGATTTGAAAGTGCGCAGCAAGTCATCAATTCGGGTGGGCAACTAGTTATTCCGCACGGGCTTGGATCAAAGCCTAAGCTGTATCTAGCGGTGATTATCAATATCACAGGCGAGCTAGGGTATAGTGTCGGTGATGAATTGCTGGTTGATCCCGGCCTTCATGATGGTGCGACTGGTCGAGGATTATCCATTGTCCCCGATGCCACCAACATGGTTATACGATTTGGTTCTGGCGGTCTTCAGATCAACAATAAAAGCAATGGTGGGTCATCTGCAATCAATAATGGAAACTGGCGGTTCGTAGTACGAGCTTGGGCTTAAGGAGAAACAGACATGGCACAGTGGCGTGAATCAAAGGCGCTCTTGCAGTTACTTTCGCAGGTAAACGAGAGGTGGCCCAATCGTTCCAAGGTGTCGGATGGTGAGCTTGGCGACCTCGCTCATTCACAGCGGAAGTCTGACCACAACCCGAATGCGGCGGGTGTTGTGCAGGCGCTGGACATCACCAACGACCCCAACACTGGACCAGTATCAAGAGGAATTGCAGAGGCACTTATTGCCTCTCGCGATCCGCGCATTAAGTATGTCATTTCGAACCGTCAGATTTGCGCGGGTAGTGGAGGCCCTAGCCCGTGGGTATGGCGGAAATACACCGGAGCAAACCCACATGAGCACCACGTGCATATCTCGGTGAAGGATGGTGCAAAGTTCTACGACGACACGTCCCCGTGGAATTTGGACGCCTATAAGCAGGGACCAGCAGTCAATGTCGTTGTTGAAGTTGGGTCCACCAAATGGATTCAACAGGAGCTTAACAAGCACGGTGCCAAGCTCCAAGAAGACGGCCACGAAGGTCCACTAACGCAGGCGGCTATCCGTGCCTATGCCGTCGAGAAATTGAAGGGAAATTGAAATGCTCGGAAACTATTCAAAGCTTATTGGAGCTATTGTCGGCAGTCTTGTCGGCATGCTCTTTACTTGGCTTGCGATCAAGGGTCTTGCGGTGTGCACCCCCGGCCCTGATGGAACGCAGGCTTGCTCCGTATGGGGCATTTCGGACTCGCAGATCACCGCTGGCGCAGTGTCGCTAGTGACATGGCTGTTGGTTTGGGCGTTTCCCAAGAACCAGCCAAGCTGATTACCTCTCGGGGTAACCGAGGGTAATACGTGGATCAACCAAAGGAGTGAATCATGACTGATCCAAAAGACGACAAGGTGACGATCCCCCCGAAGTCCACGTCACCTTCGCCTACCCCAACGAAGACTGCATCTGCTACATCGACCCCATCGGTCCCGGCGAAGTCTACCCCGGCATCGAAGGTCGATACTCGCACGATGTCGTCTGTCGGCGCGGAACTCCACCCGGATGCATCCGTGAAGAAAGTCGATGGCAAGGTTACGCTCGATGCTGGCGGCTCCCACCCCGCAGCCGCTCCGCAGCCCACCCCCGCCGAGGCGGTTCTTTATCCGTCCACGGGTGGCCTGCCGGATACTGGTCCGAACTCGAAATACGTGCTTGGCACGGACGCCGGGCCGGAACTGTACAACCGTGACGGTCAGCGTGTGAATGCTGATGGTCAGCTTATCGATGATTTCGGCGCTGTCATCCCCGACAAGGGTTCGGACAACGTTACTCTTGCCGAGGATCGCCGGGTGTCCGATAAGAACATGCAGCGTCAGGAACGCTACATGCCGCAGAGCACGAAAGACGAAATGGAAGCGGGCCGTAGGGCTCTCGCCAACCGTTAATTCGGCGCCTGCTTTGGGAAATGTGTAATGGTCGCGGTGAATATCACGTCATTCGGTGGGATGGTTCCGGCTCTCGATGACCGGAAAATACCTGATAACGCCGCGACCCTTTCTCAAAATGTGTTCCTATACGATGGCAATTTGAAGGGTATGCGTGCTCCGCGTTTCCTTCGCAATGTGCCTCCGGGTACAACATACACTTATCGTTTGCCTGATGACTATCAGGGCGCCAGCCAGAGCAATGATGATAATATCTGGCTCGATTTCATTAATCCCCAAACTGATGTGGTTCGCGCGCCAGTTTTTGGCGACGTATATGACCGCTATTATTGGGCGGGCAGCACTTCCGTTCCGATGTACAACACGCGGGCTAGAATTGCTGCGTCCCAGCCTGCATGGCTGCTGGGTATCCCAACCCCAAGCGTAGCGCCCGGTGTGAACGTTGTTGGCGGCAGTGGCACGACTGTTTCTCGTGCATATGTTTATACCTATGTCAGCGCATATGGCGAAGAAGGTGCCCCAAGCGCCCCCACGCTGGTTACCGGGTTCATCAATGGATCGTGGAATCTGACGTGGACTGCGCCACTTGCTACGGATCAGGGCGTAGATCGGAACCTTACCAAGGTCCGCGTTTACCGTACCATTACATCAACGGCTGGTGTGGCGACTTACTTCCTTGTGGCTGAATTTTCGTTGCCCACGTTGGCCTATTCTGACGTGCTGACAGATGCTGTTGTTTCCAGCCATGCGCAGTTGGAGACATTCTCGTGGACCCAACCGCCGAGTGACCTCAAGGGTTTCTGCGCGATGCCAAATGGCATCATCGCATCATGGCGCAATAACGAACTGTGGTTTTGCGAGCCGTATCGACCGCATGCTTGGCCCGCCGCCTATGTGCTCACTGTGCCGTTCCCTATTGTCGGCCTCGGTATCGTTGGGCAGACGCTTGTTGTGTGCACAACCGGGTATCCTATGACAGCGAGTGGTGTGAACCCGCTGTACATTACCACATCAACGTTGAGCACATTTGAGCCGTGCACCTCCCGTGAGTCGATCTTGAGCGCACCTGAAGGGGTGTACTATTCATCGCCTAATGGCTTGGTCATGGTAAACCCCGGTCAAGCTGCCGTTGTGACCCGTGATCTGGTTACCCCGGATCGGTGGGCGGAACTTACCCCGGATCGTTTTAAATCAGCACGGTTTGGTGCATCTTATTATGGTTTTGGCGAAGCTGTAGGCGGTGTGTTCGAGGACAGCGCGTTTGAAACTACGTCCGCGTTCGTGGCATTGGACGAAACCGGCGCTCGCAACGGTGTGCTGATCGATACCCGTGACATTCGTGTTGCATTTAATGTGCTCGCATCCGATGTCAGTATTTTTGGCGTGATGAACGATGCGTGGTCCAATGACTTGTTCCTGATCTATGGCGACAAGTTGTACTGGATAGATAACAAGGACTTGGTGCCCGATTACCAAGTGTACTTGTGGAGGTCTAAAATTTTCCATTCCCCGAAGCCGCAGAACTTCGGTGCAATGAAGATTTATTTCGAAGTGCCACCAACGACCCCGGCGCAGAATCCTGTTCGTAACAATACGCTCGATCAAGTATTGGACGTTGGGCAATATGGCTTGCTCCGTCTCTATGCCGATAAGCGCCATGTGCTCACCTATGAACTACGGACTTCAGGTGAACTGATTCGCCCGCCATCTGGGTTTAAGGCTGAATACTGGCAGTTCGAAGTCGAGGCACGTGTAGAGATCAGTCAGATTCAAATGGCAGCGACGGCGAAGGAGTTACAAAATGGCTAAAAAGCGCCTTCCCGGCATACCCGATCCGAGCCGTTCTGTTGACGGTATTTTTGAAACTGTCACGACGATGAAACAGGCCGTTGAGACCCTTGCTGGCCAGCGTCGGGGTAGCCGTGGGGAATCGGCTGTCACATGGAACGATTTAGTTGACCTTGGTCTGATCACACCCTTGCAAATCCCAGACGACTAGGTTACCCTTGGAGGTAACATGTTTAGGTTCAACAACTCAGTCGATGGAATGGCTATCGCGGCTAAGGCAGGGGCCATTTACAATGCGTCGTGTGACATGTGTGTGGCGCGTGTCGAGAAGGGTGAACTTTACGGTGGCGTGATCTACAGTGCTTACACAGGTGCTTCGATTTGCATTCACATGGCCGGGTTCAAACCGAGGTGGGCCAACAAGGACATGCTCTGGGTGGCATTTCATTATCCGTTTGTGCAACTTGGAGTCAAAAAGATATTCGGGCAAGTAGGAGTACATCGCCCGGAAGTTCTAAAGATTGATCTGCAAATGGGGTTCAAGCCCGAGGCAGTAATCAAGGACGTGTACCCGGAAGGGGACATGATGTTGTTGTCAATGTATGAAGCCGATTGCAAGTGGCTTGCACTAAAGCCCAGCAGTCTTGTTAGCCAGAAAGGTTAGCCCCGATGGGTGGTAAGAACTCCGCGCCTGCCCCGCCCGATTATTCTGAATTAGCCGCTGTTTCAAAAGAACAGGCGGAACTTTCTTATAAGCTTGGGCAGGATCAACTTGCTTGGGCAAAAGAACAGTATGGCAAGGACAGCGCGATTACTTCAAAAGTAGTCGATCAGTTCTTGTCGGACATGCAAGACACCAGCGCGAACGCCCAAAAGGATCGAGCGCGGTACGAACAGATTTTCCAACCTCTTGAGCAAGACCTAGCTAAGGAGGCGACGGATTACGCCACCCCCGAGCGACGTGACCTTGAAGTTGGCCGTGCGCAGTCCAACGTCGGACAGCAGTTCACGCAAGCCCGCGAACAGGCCAAATCGGAACTCGAAGGGTACGGCATCAATCCGTCCTCGACCCGGTTTGCTGCCCTCGACGTAGGCATGCGTGCCAATGAGGCTGCGGCCAAGGCGGCTGCGGGTAATCAGGCATCCGAGAATGTGGATGCTACCCAGCGTGCTCTGCGGTCTGAAGCTATCAATGTTGGCAAGGGCTACCCCGGCACCATTGCACAGTCGTATGCGACCTCGCTCGGTCAGGGCAACAGTGCTGGCAATCAGACCAATGCTGGCACAATGACGGGTGCCCAGACTATGGGTACAGCACCGCAGTATATGGCGGCTGGCAACCAAGCCGTGAATACGTGGGGCAACGTTCTTAACACTGGCTATCAGAACCAGCTTTCAGCGTGGCAGGCTAATCAGCAGGCATCCAGTGGCTGGGGTTCAGCACTTGGCTTGATTGGTGGTATTGCTACCAGCTTCCTTGCTGACGGCGGTGTTGCACCAACGCCTGAAGAAGCACAAGGCGCGGTGCCCGTCGCTGCAAGCCCAACAGGAGGGCGTGCAATCGATGATGTTCCCGCACGTCTCACCCCCGGTGAATTCGTAGCTCCTAAGGATGTGGTGGCATGGAAGGGCGAAGAGTTTTTCCAGAAGCTTATTAAGAAATCACGCGAGGACATGGCGCACCCAAGCAACGCACGTCCTGATGTCAGGGCTCTGCCAGTTGGTCAGGGCCAGTCGCAGGCACTCCCCACGTAACCTTTAGAGGTAACCATGTCCTTCGGTCAGGAACTCAAAGACTTCACGGAATCCTTCAAAACTGGTTACAGCATCGGTGCAGATCGCCGTGACAAGAAAGAAGAACGCGAGCGGCGGGCGCTGAATGACCCCGTGGATAGGGCCTATAAAGAGGCATCCACTGAGGGTATGAAGAAGCGTAATGCGTGGTTTGACAAAATTACAGACCTCAATCTGCGTACCGGTGAGAAAAATCTTGCATGGATTGATCGCCGCAACAAAGCAGCGATTGATGCATCTGATGCCTCGATCTATCGCATGTTCATGCCGTCTCGCAGTGCCAAGCCCGCCGATGCTTTGAGTGGTGATGCCCCCGAGGGTGAGCCGGATGCAAGCGGTGCTCCCGTAGGTGGCACGAGCCCGCGCGCTTCGGATGACAGTGCCCCCGCTGACACGAGTAGCGATGCCGACAGCGATAGCGACACCAGCACCGACGATACAGATGGTGGCGATGAAGCATCGGTCGATCCGGCTGCTTATCATCCTGCCAATTCGTCGGGTGACGTGTACAACCGCTTCATGCAAACGGTCTATCAGTCTGGTGTGCGGAATCCGAATGGTCTCGCTGCTATCGCTGCCACGGCTAATCGGGAAAGCAAGTTTTCTCCGAGCCGTGCATATGGCCGGTGGTCGGACCCGAGCGAAAGTGGGCAACAAGGTGTGTCCGGTGGCATTATGTCATGGCGCGACAATCGCTACGTTGGCTTGCAGCAATTCGCCAAGAAGATGGGTGACGATCCTAGCCGCCCGTCTCCCGAGACGCAGGCCAAATATATCTTTCATGAGAATCCCCAACTCAAGGATCAATTGAACGCCGCAAGAACTCCTCAGCAGGCACAGCAGATTATGAACCAAGCGTGGGCATTCGCTGGTTATGATCGCGATTCGCCCGAGGCACGCGCCCGTTACCAGACCGCTGACAAATATGCTTCGATATACGCACAGGCTCTGTCGAACGGTGGCAGGGTGCGTCCTGTTGTGTATGCGGCTGTTGGTGGCACCATCCCTGCTTTGCCAACTGATGAAGAGGATGACCAGAATGCCCCGGTTCCTGCCCCGCAAGTGGCACAAGCCCTTCCCGTCAATGCACCTGTTCCAACCCAGCGACCCATGGACCAGCCCGCAGCAGATGGAGTTACCTCTGGAAGTAACGACGCCACGGAAGCGGACGTGGGCTATAACCCGGCTGTGGCAAGCAATCCACGCGTGGTTGGTTTCACCAAGGCGCACGAGGCCGTTCTCGACGGAATACGTTACTCCCTACAGCAAATGGGAATCGCAAAGGGAGCAGCAATCCAAGACCCCTCCCGTGCTGCGAAGATGGCCGATTACCTGAAGGGTGCAGGCGCTGCCCCGAAGAAGATCATTGATCAAGCGTACGATGCCGTCGATCCGAAGAAGGAACTCCCCGACAGCGAGCGCACCATGGCAGCATTGGGCATGGTGTACGACCACTATGTCAAGCAAGGGCAGTCCGACAAGGCGAAGGCTGCGGCAGCATCCATCGTGCAGTACCAGCGCAAACTGTTCCAGCAATATTCAGCCATTGCCAAGGCTGCGGTTTCGGATGGCGACATTGACGCGGCGACTAAGGCCGCTGTCAAGGCTTACGACTCTGTGCCGGATGGGCAGGGGATGAAAGTTCGTAAACTGGAAAATGGTCGATATCAGATCGACATCACCGATGAGGCCACGGGTCAAACCATTTCCAAGCCGGTGCTTACTCCGCAGGAAATTGGTGGGTGGGCCATGAAGGTCAACCCCGGCAGCTTCGATCAGTTCATCATGGAAGCCGCTGGCCAGCGCAAACAGGTTGTGCCACCGTCCGAGGACTTCCAGAAGCTGGCGTCAGGTATTGACTCGGGCAAGCTTCCATCTAACACTGACATGGCTGCTTTGCCTATGGCTGAGCAGAAGGAACTTCGTCAGCGCGTCACTGCCTATCAGAAATCACAAGGTGGAGGCGGTGACAAGCCACTGTCGTTTGGTGATACCCAGAAAGCCAAGGAAGTGATTGGCAGCGCTTGGGAGGAAATGGCTGCGGGCACTACGACCGACGAAAAGGGCAACGAAGTCCCGATGCATCCGGGCATGGGTGATTTGAAGCCAGAAGAGTCGTCGGCGATCAAGGCATCGGCGGCTAATATATTCAGCACCCCTAAAAACCGCACGCCGGATTATGACGTAACCGAGCAAGACGCTATCTCGGCTGCATTCTTGGTGGCTCAAGCCCCGCCTAGTGAGTACAAGGTCATTGATAAAAACAATGGCAAGGTGATCGAGATGTCTGATGGTACTCAGGTTTGGATGACGAAACCAGACTTCACCAAGATGAGCAACATCTACAAGCGCCACGAACAGGCAACCAAGAAGACACAGCAGGATCAGGTCAACTCGAAAGAGGATGCCACCACTCTTGCCAAGAAGCGTGCAGTGCGGGATAAGGATGTCATTGACAATCCGAATCTGTTCGGTGATCCTAATGCGCCGTCGCCCCTGATTGGGCAATCGCAATCCACAATCGATGACCTCCAGAAACTTATGGGTCAGTAAATGCCCAACCCCATTAGAGACGATGTTGCCTACCCCGAGGAGGACCTTGGCGCACCCGTACGTCTGAAAGCCTATGGCTATAAAGATGAAAGCACCCCGACTTGGGGCGACTACGGCAAGGCCATGCAAGGCACGGTGTATGACCTCGCTGGCTACGTTAACGCTGGCGCACGTCTAGCGGGTGATGAATTCGGCCTCCCTAAATTATCAGAAAATTCCAAAGACGCACAAGAGGTTTGGCATCAAGCATCCGAGGAGACTCGGGCGCAAATGTCCGATAGCGCTCGTAGACGAATGGAAGCGGCACTAGACGATCCGGATTTTTACAACCACATCATTTCGTCAATCGGATTGAAGGGAGCTCAAATGGCCCCCGCAATCGTTGCATCCGTTGTGCCAGCCAGCATCATGAGTGGCGCGATTGCAGGGACTGCCGCCGCTGCCGCTACCGGCGCTGCTATAAACACGGGCGCGTTTGTCGATCAGGTCCAGACCTCGCTCGATGCCACCCCATCTGATCAGCTTGCCAAACAGTCCCCGGTGTTCGCCAAACTGTTGGAGAAAAACAACGGCGACGAGGCCGCAGCCCGTGCGCAGTTCAACAATACCGTCATGGGCCTTATGCCTGTGTACGTTTTTGGTGCGTCGTTCCTCGCCGAGGCTGCTGGCCCCGCCGCCCAGATTACTCGTGGTCTTAAAGGCGGTGCTGTTGATATCGCTGGCCATACTGGTTGGCGTGGTGTTCTGGCAGCGGCTGGTGAGGCTGGCGCGGCTGGCGGTGTTGAACAAGGTGCAGTTGCAGCGGGAACACAAGAAGCGGCCGTCGCGGCTGGTGCACAAAGTGAAGTCGATGTCGGCGAAATCCAAAAGCAGGCCCTTACCGGTGCGATGATTGGCACCGCGCTTGGTGGTGCTATTGGAACAGTCGGTGCTGTTGCTGGTCGCAAGGGTGCTGCTACGCCCGAAGAAGGGTATACGCCCGGTGCTCCTGCTGCTACGACCCTAGCCGGTCAGCGTGTCATCGAGACGATGACGAACCCGGAACCTATTGGTGGCAAGCCAGCATCTATCGAGCCACCAAAGACTGAGGCATCTACAGCCAAGCCTTCGACGGCTGCACCGGCTCCTGATGTCGTTTCCAAGACCGAACCCCCGGCACCGCGCCGCCGCCCCGAAAGCAAAGCCAAGGCTGTTACCCCGGAAGGTAACACGATCCCTGTGAACCCCGATGCCGTCACTGCGACCCCAGCTACGGGGTTTGAACGCGTTGACGGTAGTGGCATGGACTCGGCTATTGGTCTGGCGCTCAAGCAAGAACAGCCAGCACCGGCTCCTGTGCCTCAGCCCGAGGCCCAGCCTGCCGCTACACAGCCCGTTCCAGGGTTGCAAACCCCTCCCCGGCCTCCGGTATCCCCCACCCCAAATGAAACCGTGGGCGGGCCGGCTAGACCGGTTTCCGAAGGACCTGTAGGGGTGGCAGAACCCCCTGTGGCTGAGGCTGCACCCACTAGCCCTCCCGGCACTGTGCCGACTGCTCTTGGCCCAGCAACGCCACCTGTTCGTATTGCAGAATCTCCCGTGGCTGACCGCACCGCTCGGGAGATAGGGGGGCCTGCGACCACAGAGACTGCTGGCCGTGTCGGCTCTGTAGAGGCGCGGCCCCCCACCAATCAACCGAGAATCCTTGAAGATGTCCGACCAGAGGCAAAGGCGCAAACTCGTCTTGTCACGTTTATGGAACGTGAGCGCTTACTTGCCAACCAGAAAGCGGCTTTGGCTGAGGATCGTGCTGCTAGTGGAGAGTCTGTTGGGCGTCCTCTTTATGGGCAGGAGAAAATCAAGCGTGAGGCAGATGCGCAACTTGCTGGCTCCTTGTTCGACAAGCACGTACCAGAGACTGACAAGATACCTGTCAAACCGGCTGAGAAGGCGGCGCTGAAAACCCGTATCGATTCGATCATGAGCGAAGCCAAGGAAGCTGGCGTTCGCATCCCAACCAAGATCGACTACGAAGGTGCCAACCCGACGCCAAATCACCTTGTGTGGTTGCGGGAGGTCGCTGACCTTCAGAAGGCTATGAACAAGCCTGCGGGTGCCAGCCAAGATCAGGTACAGCGCTTCCTCATTCGTGAGCGTGCGGCTAAGGCCGGTGACTTCGAACTTATGAAGTCCGAACGCCGGTCAGAAGGGGACATCGCTAGTCGTGTAGGGCAGAAAGGCGTCGAGACTGTCGCCGATGTATCGCGTATCATGGCTTCCCGTGAGAAGGCTGAGGGTGTAGCCCAGACAGTCGAGTCCGCTGCAAGCGCCGAGGCCGAACCGGTTCAAACCGTAGCCAGTGCCACCAAACGTGGTGCTGTTCGTGATGCACGCTCTGAGGAGAAGCCCGCCAGTGAAGTTCGGAAAGTTAGTGTCTCGTCACTATCGGATGAAGAAAAAGCACGGATACTTGGTGCAGCAAACCGGGCAGAAGTACGGCCTGTGGTGGCTAAGACCGAGGAGAAGGCATTACCTTCGAAGGTAAGTGAGAAGGTCGCTCTTTCCAAGAAGATCAAAGCTGAAGCGAAGAAGGTTGAGCGTAACCCGTCGCCCGAGCAGATTGAGGCCGGTAATTACAAAAAGGGCCATGTCGAGATACAGGGAATTCCGGTCACTATCGAGACCGCTGCTGGTGCCATTCGTCGGGGTATGGATGAACATGGTAACGCGTGGGAAGTCAAGATGCCCCGTGATACCCACTACGGCGAAGTAAAGCGTACCGTTGGTGCTGATGGTGAGCGGGTAGACGTTTTCGTTGGCCCGCACCCCGAGAGTGATTTCGTTATGGTGGTCGATCAGGTCGATCCGGTCACTAAGGAGTTCGATGAACACAAGGCAATGATTGGCTACGAAAACGCGGTACAGGCCCGCGATGCCTATCTCGCTGCCTACGATGGTATGGCGAATGAGCGTATTGGCTCTATCATGCCGATGACGATCAAGGAGTTCAAGGAGTGGCTGAAGGGCGCTAAGAATAAGCCCGTTGATGATCTTGAGATTGCCCGTGAGGCACGTCAGGACGCTATGTCGTCGACCGAGGGTTGGGGTTCGGTCGCTCCCGGCGTGGAACTTACTGACAGTGAAATCCGTAAGGTTGGCAAAAATATCCCACACACCAACGTTAGGGCTATCCGCTCGCTAAGCGCGGTCGATGCTCTGAATACGTATGCCAAGCCTGAGAATACTCGTGGGCTGGCTGGCAAGTTGTATCCTCTCGTCAAGCGCGCACTCATTCGGGCGCTACAGGGATCGGACGTAGATGTCCACTTCGTGACTGATGAGGATTTCAACACGCTTCACCATGGCAATGCCGGGGCGGCTATCGCGTTCTACGATTCGGCGCTGGATCATGTCATCGTTCGTAGGGATGTTCTGAATGTTTCGCCGGAACGTCAAGCCCATGCGATCATGCATGAACTTGCCCATGCGGCCACGATCCACAAGCTGAATGAGGAGCGTCTTGCCGGAACCACGCTCAATCGCGGGTCTGCCACGTATCAGCTTCAAGCACTGCTTATGGACGTGCGCAAACAGATTGAGGAGCGCGGCGAAACCTATAGTGATCTGTGGAGCACCAACCTCACGCCCGACAAAATTTACGGCATGAAGAATGCTCGTGAGTTTGTCGCTGAGGCACTGTCCAACAACGATTTTCAAGACATGCTGGCGAAGATTAATGTTTCGTCGGACGTGGCGACATTCCTGCGTCTCGGCGAACATCAGAAGGTGACGTTTTGGCGTGCACTGGTAGACACGGTGCGGTCGTTCCTCGGAATGCCCAAGGACACGTATTCGGCTCTTGAGGCAACCATGTCACTTTCGGAGCGCCTGATCTATGGCTCCCGCGAGCCTCTTATGGAGGATCGCTACCTCACGGCGTTGAATGCCACTCGTGCCGTTGAAGGTCCACGCAAACTTTCGGCGGCTGATATCGTGGCCGCTCGTCGGGCGGATCAGCTTGTTCGTCAGCAGAATGAACTTGAGCGTGGCTCAACGCCCAAAAACTTGCAAGACAACATCGAAGCGAACATTAGGGAATTCATCGAACGCCGTTCCGAGGCGACCACTCGTTCGCTGGGTGACCCCAAGCTTCTGCGTTGGCGAGCGATGACTGACATGGCCGCGTTGGCGAAAGATTACTTCAAAGGTAACTCCGTTCGTCGCGTGGTTGACAGTATTGAAGCCATTCGCGTGACCGGTGGCGAGATCGCCAAACGCGCTGACCCGCTGATCCATAACCTTGTTCGCGCCGAGCGCAAGTACAAGGGCACGAAGGCATTCGAGGAAATGACTGCCCTCATGCACGACGCCACCATGTCAGGTGTGCACCCCGACAAGACGCTTGCTGAGAATACACAGCTTGGCAAGAAGTCGATGGCTGGGTTCTGGGGTCGCCAACAGCATCCCGAACTCGCTGCACGTTATGCGGCGCTCCCCGATGAACTGAAACAAATCTATCAGCAGTCCCGCAAACTGTTTGAGGACTTCCACAATCAGGCCATCAAACAGTCCTTGGAGAATCGTGTACTGAAAGCGCTGGGCCACAACGATCCGGGACTTGCTGATCGCATTTTCAACGACAAGGTGACGGAGGCTGATAAGGCAGCACTTGGTGAGGATTACGAACTTGTTGCCGAGGCGATGGACTTTAAGAAGAACACGGGGCCGTACTTCCCGCTGAAGCGTTTCGGCAACTACGTCGTGCGTGGCACGTACAAGATGGATGTCCCGTCTGCTATGCACCGCCAGATCGACCCGAACACTTTCGAGTTCGACACCCAGAAAGAGGCCGAGGACTACGTTTCCAAGAGCAAGTTGCATGCCGACCTCGACTCGATCTATGTTGACAGTCAGACCGGTTCACGGTTTTTCCTTGATGAGAATGGCAAGCAAGTACCTGTTCTGAAGGAAGACACGGACGCCGTTCGCAAGTGGCGTGTCCGCGTGCAGGATCGTCATGTGGAGTTCTTCGAAAATCGTAGCGATGCCGAGGACCGCAGGACGGAACTGGCGAATGAAGGCGTAGCGATGGAACCTGTCACCATGCGCCGGGATGATCCCCGGATCGCTCATGGTGATATGCTGTCCACGCACATGGACCGGCTCATGAAGCGGATCGAAGGCCGCGACACGTTCAAGGACATGCCCGAGTATCAGCAGAACGAAGTGCGTCGGGCTGTTGAGGAAGCATCGTATGGCGTACTCTCGGCAACTCGTATTCAAACGACCCGCATGCAGCGTCGTTACGTCGAAGGGGCTTCCAAGGATATCATTCGCTCCACGGCTGAATATACCGGTTCAATGGCTGGTTACCTTTCGAGGTATCAGCATCAGGGCGAGTTGGACGCGGCCCTTCGCGAAATGAACAAGGAGGCCGATAAGGGCGGTGATCCGCGTACTGCCATGGGTCGTAGCCAGATTCGCAACGAGATCATGCAGCGCGTTAATTCGCCCAACATCGCCGCATCTGGGTCCGGCAACTCAAAATGGGATCAGTGGCGGCACCGACTCATGGTGACCTCTTTCGTTGGCCACCTAGCCTCCCCTGCCTATTCGATCTTCAATGCCGCGCAGCCTATCATGGTCACTACACCGATTGTCAGCGCCCGGCATGGTATCGGCTCGACGGTTGCGGCGATGACGAAGGCGTATACTGATATCGCAGCCATCAAGAGCTTCGCCAAGGGTGTGGTCGCTACGGGGCAGCGGGCGATGGATCAACTCGCCGAGACGAATACATACGTTGGCGATGTCATGGCGCGTATCACCAATCCCGGTGAGCGGGCGATGATGAACCATCTTATCAAGCATGGGGCTATCGATGCCGACGCCGGTTTGGAAATCTCCAAGCTGGTTGACAAGTCCACGGGCGACCAGTGGCTAAGTTACTTCGAAGGTATATCGCGGCAGCTTCCTCTTGCCGTTGAATCTGTCAACCGCTCGGTCTCTGCATTGGCGGCGTACAGATTGGAAATGAAGCGCACAGGCGGTGACCACGAAAAGTCCGTGGCCTATGCCCAAGAGATTGTGGAGAGCACACAGGGTATTTACGCCAACACCAACATGCCGCCTGTGTTCTCGTCCCCGCTGGCTTCGCTCACGTTCCAGTTCAAGAAGTACGGCCATATGATTTACTCGCTCCTCGGTCAGCAGATCGGGAAAGCAATCCGCAACGCCAATCCCGGTGATCGAGCCGAGGCCATCCGGGCACTTGGGTACATTGCCGCCGCCCATGTCGCCATGGCTGGTACGGTGGGTCTACCAACGGAACCGATCAAGATGATCCTCATCGGTGCCAACCTCATGGGTGTGACTTCGTTCACCATGGCAGACTTCGAGGAGCAGGAGCGTAAAATCGCAGTGTCCTTGTTTGGCAAGACGGCTGGCGAGATGGTGACCCATGGGGTTACCCGTGGTCTCCCCGGTGGATGGGCGATGGACTTCTCCACTCGGCTTGGCATGCAGGAGTTCATGACGTTCGGTGAACCGAAGTCATCCAAGCAGGGAGATATCTGGGAGTTTGTCGGCCAGACGGTTGGCGGCGCTCCGGGTGGACAGCTTGTCGGTTTCGCCACTGGTGCCAATGAGATCGCCAATGGCAACATCGTCAAGGGCATGGGCCAGATGGTGCCGATCAAGCTTATCTCGGATGCGTTCAAGTCTTACCAACTCGCTACCGAGGGTAAGGTAACCAAGTCCGGTCGCCAGTCCATGAGCGAAGCCACGTTGCCGGAAGCCGCGATCAGGCTCTTGGGTATTCAGCCCGGTCGTGTCGCCGAGAGCCAAGCTGCATCGAGCAGCTACTACCGGAACACTGGCCGGGAGAACCAACAGCGTCTGTCGTGGATGGACCAGTATGCTACGGCTAAACCATCTGACCGTCCAAAGGTGTGGAAGAAGATTCAGGCGTGGAATTCTGATTTGCCACCTGACTCACGTCTGACTTTTGCGCATTTGACGCAGTATACCCGGAACCGCAGCAAGGAAACGCTGTCCAATACTGTGGGTGGCATGAAGGTTACCAAACAGACCAAGGCAATCCAAGAGCGTGTAAAAGCGCTCTACAACAACTAGGAGAAATACTATGGCTGTTCCAGTCTATCCCGGCGTAAAATATGGCGGCTACGAAACGGCAGACGATCCGTCGCCCAAGTCAATGCGTCGTGCTGCTGCCATCGCTGCCAACCCATTGCCGTACATCGCTCGCGCTGTCGTTGTGACGGCGGACGGCGATATCACTGTGACACGTGAAGATGGGTCGAGCGATATCGTGTGGTGTGTTGCTGGATGGAACCCCATCCGATTCACACGACTTGAAGCTGATGCCGGTGCCATCGTCAAGGACGTACATTTTTAATAGTTATCCATTACCTCTGAAGGTAAGTGGGTAGCTAAGAAAGGTATCGTTATGGGCTCTCTAAATCTTGGCATCGGTATTGGCATTGGAAAGATGAAGAGCCGTTCGGCTCCAATTGATCCGTTCTCGCTATTCACACAGGATATCGATTGGAGAGTTCCTTCTGTCAAAGGTGGACCTCAATCATTCACTGGTTCCCCCGGTGCTGGTAACGATTTCCGCCAAGGTGGGAATGCTGTTGTATGTTATGCTCCGAATGCAGCGGGCACGTTGTCAGCGATGTCATCTACGGCATTCCGTCGTACTGACAAAGGTGAAATGCAGTATCCGTCGATTAACACTGGTCTTAAGTGGAACCGTGACCTAACAAATGTGCTGTGGGTTAAGGATGCAGGCGTTACGGCTGCGAAGAACCAGACTGGTGCAGATGGTGGAGCGAATGCTGCCTCGTCCCTGACTTGGACCGTTGACGATGCAAAGTGTCTCCAGTCGTTCACATCGACTGTTTTTGACCGCATGTTACAATGTGACATTAAACGCTTGAGCGGAAGCGCCGCCCTTGAGTGTACAATGGATAACGGCGCTAGTTGGCAGACAGTGGTAGTGCAAGGTTCGGCATACGATGTATGGCGTCCGTCCGTCAACTTCCAAGCCGCAGTGACTAATCCAGTAGTGGGCTGGCGTTCGAAAGCTGGGAACTCTTTTGCTTTCGATTTTGCGCTTTTAATTGTGCCACCATCGAATTGGCCATCGCTTGCCCCTATCCATGCTCGACCGATTACAACCAGCGCCACGGTGCAGACGTTCATTGAGCGTGCCTATGCATCTTTCCCCGATAGTTCTCCGCTTGCAACTATAGCACGCGGGGCATTCGGGTTTTTCTGGCAAGGGCGCTCAAGCCGTCAGGGTGGGTACCCGATGACTTCGGCGTCCAAGCTGTTCCTCAATGCCATTTCAGGTACTGGCGAGGTGGTGTTCAAGAACGGTGTGTCGGGCTCCACCACGACCCCTGCCGGGGTTTGGCGCTACGATAACGCTTTGACTCAGGTCAACAAGATTGCTGGCTGGTGTGATGCTACCCACCTTCGTATGGCCTGTAACGGTGTTCTGGGTGGTGCTGCCACGGGCACGCTCGGGCTCGATACCGCACTTGACCATTGGGACTTGGGCACAAACGGTGCTGGTCAAAATTCCATCTTTGGCATCAACGAGCGCATCTCCATGGGGCCAAATATTTCGTTCACTGATGCACAACTTGTGGCTATGACCACATAAGACACCCTATAGGAGTCAGAACAATGAAGCGTCCATTACCTTCGAAGGTAACAAAGAAGGGGGTAGCCAAGCGTACCGGACTGTGGTACACCATCGCGCGGAGCATTTTCCGCCCCATCCTAGAGGAGATAGAAGCAATGTCCCAAGCTATGCAGGACGCCATCAATGAAATGCGAGCCGATGTCGAACAGCAGACCACGGTGACGCAGAGTGTTGTGACTCTGATCCAAACCCTGTCGCAGCAGATTTCTGACGCCGCCGATGACCCGGACGAAGTGCGCTCGCTTGCACAGCAGCTTTCCGCCAACACCGCCGCCCTTGCCGCCGCGATTCCGGCCAATACCGGAACGCCGGAAGCTGGCGCCGGGGAGGGTGATACTGGTGAACAGGGCTAACCTAAGTTAGCCTGAAACGGATCGGGGGTGGCCCTTGGTGTGAAAACCAGCCACCCCTTTTTCACATTCGCACGAAAGGATTAATGCAATGAGCATAGGTACAATCCTTCTTATCATCCTGATTCTCATGCTTCTCGGTGCTATTCCGGCATGGCCGTATTCGGCAGGCTGGGGCTACGGCCCATCTGGTCTGCTCGGGGTCATCCTGATCGTTCTCTTGGTCCTCTTTCTGGCAGGAAGGCTATGACGATCTTAACCCTAATCTTGGCGCTCTTGCGGCTTGCGCCAATTGTCATGGAGATGATTCGTGATGGACGCATCAAGGACGCTACAACCACGGAAGTCCTCACGGCTTTCGAGAACGAGTTCACTAAGCGCTGGCAGGCTCGTGTGGATGCTGCCGTTGCTGCTGGTGAACGGGTGCACGTGGATACCTCTGAAGGTAACGACGAGCCAGACCCCTTCGACAGAGCAAACACGGGCGGCGGGGCAAGCAGCGGTCCTAGAAGCTAAGATCGTGAAAGACATATGTACGAGGCTTTGGCGTGGCCAATCGTACGATAGCAAACTTGATACGCCACAAACCGTTGGGGATGCCAAGGCGAACAACGCTCGCAGAAAGGCGTTTTGCAACGGGGTGTAAGCATGGACGAAGTAGTAAAAAAAGGTATAGAACTTCTACTAAACTACGGCCTGTCTGGATTGGCAAACATCGGGCTGATTTATCTAGTATATATGCTACGCGTGGAATTGCGAGACACGCGGCTTGCGCACCGCACGGAGATCGCGGAAAAGGACAAGTTGATCTACCAAGTGCAAGAGTCTCGTGTGTCAGAAGCACGAGCAGGCTATGAGGTGATTAACTCGATCCAGAAGACACAAGATGCCATTGTCGGCGCAATCCGAAAAGGCTAATGTATGTCGCTGAAGCTCAAGAAACTCCTTGGTATAGGTCAAAAGACCAAGCCCGTATTAATGAAAGATGTGGACCCTGCTCCGCAGGACCCGCATCATGAACAACGGGTTAATGATGCGGTCGGTAAACTGGTTGGGTCGCTAGTAGACTTGGAAAGGCGGTCCTTTGTACTACGGCGTGAGCTATCGCAAATGACACTTCACATAGTAGCTAACCAAAGCCACCCCAACTCAAACCGCCGCAAGGATACTTGACCAATGCCGTATCGAACCCGTACGGACAAGATGTTGATCTTGATCCTGTTCTCTGGAGTTTTGTTTTGGCTCTTGCCAATTTTCATTGGCAATGATGTATTACAAAAAGTCATTAACAGTGCCGTGTTCGGAATTGCAACCACTGTGCTTGTCACGTGGGGGTCATCCGCATATTACGCTATACGAGGTAATGTTACAGCCGAAAACCAACACATTATAGCAACTGTAGCAGTGTGGTTTATAGTGTGGGTCCAACGGCTATATGCAATGATTTTTCTTTATATGGACAGGCCGATGTGGATGCAGATATCTGCGTTCCCGGCGTTTGTCACATACATGTTTGGAATAACCGGCATCTTTATCATTATCGCCCCAGCTATGATAGAGAGTGTTGACAAGCGGGAGTATATCATTCAAACAGTAGTGGGTGTAGGGCTGGGCACTATTGCTGCCGTGGTCTCTCTCGTTATTCAACTGCTAAACTAGTTACCTCTGAAAGTAACTAAGGAAACGTGAAATGGCTGGCAAACGTGATCCGAGTTCGCACCGTACCCCGGAGCAGATCAAGAAGATGGATCGAGGGTACAACTCGACGCCAAAGATGATCGAGCACCGGGGTATGAACAACCAAGCCCGCGCCGCCATGGCAAAGAAGGGCTTGGTGCATAAGGGGGATGGTATGGACGTAGACCACGAGAAGGGCCTACGCCTAGGGGGTACGAACAGCCCGAAGAATCTTCGAGTTCTCAGCGAACACCGTAATCGGGGATGGGAACGCAACCCTAGGGGCAAAGCTTAACGCCACCCTGATCATTTCAGCATCTGCATGGATGGCATACTCGCTCCCCTTACGGGGGGCTTTTCCGTCTCTGCGGCGTTGGTTTTCGAAGTGGCTGACTAGCGACAGGTGTGACGGGTTGATGCACAAACGGTTTTTACATTCGTGGTCCACGGTCATGTTGCCGGGAATGAACCCGAAAAAATGTGTGTACATTACCCGGTGAACAGCACAGGTGCAGCCGTTGATTTCCATCCGAGGGTACGAATGCCCTCGGCTGTTGCGGTTGTCGGGATCAGCCTTGCCCGAGGTGCGCCCTGTCCAAAGCCAGCACGGGTTGCCGTGGTAGAACGATGTCGTGCTGATCAGGACTTTGCCCATGATTCGGGCAAGGATGTGCAGGCGACGGTCGCTCATCTGAATGCCCTGTGCACCAAGTCATATTGATCCATCTGGCGCTTAGCGAGTTCTTTGCGCCAGAGTATATGTCCTCGCCATCGCCACACGCGGTAGACGATCTTGAATGGAGCCCAATCCCATCCATCTACGCTTTCAGGAATTTTTCGGATGGCGTACCATTTCTCCCGCTTTGACGTAATCATTACGGGCAGTCCGATGTTACGAGCCATTCCTCCATGGTGCACACTTTACGCGTTGCGCATCCAAAGAGAGCGATGCAGATGATGCCGATCAGCATCATTGTAACTGTCCATTGTATAACCTGTTTCATGGTTACCTCCCGAGGTAATCTATTGCCGAGTTTCATCAAACGGCCTCATCAATGAAGTTGAGCTCCTTGGCCTTGAGCAGATCAATTTCCAAGACGTGCTCCTGCGGCCCCACGAAGTCCGTGCCACTGCCCAACCGGGCCTTGATCTGTATGGCACCATACTGTTGTTTCAGCGACTCAAGAGTGACGTGACGTGGGTAGCCTGTGTCAGTGAGCCACTTGGTAAGGGCTGCGATCGATACCCGCAGCACCTTGTCTTCAACACCAACGCGGATACTGACACCTTCCAGTTTCGACGTGTCTCGGACTGGCTTGACGGTACCCGGTGTAGGTCTGCCCACGCCTGTTCGTGCGATGTTAGTGTAGAGGACATGGCGCCCCACCATAGCACTGAAGAACTGAGAGAATACACCAGAGACATTGGCGCTGTCCTTGAAATCTGTGTTGGATGACTTGCGGATGGTTCGCATGTGTTCGAGGGTTTCGAGCAGGAAGAACTTCAGTCGCTCCTCATTGATCTTGGTGAACCCAAGTTCATTGGCATAGCGAGCCCCGGAGAGCAACACGGTGATTGTGGCGATCCAGAACCGTTCATCGGCAATGGTGTTGGTCTCCACGCCGAGTTCACGACCGAGCGCTGATACTTCTGCCTCAAGCCGTTGGAAGTTGTTGCCGAGGAAACTGGCGTATTCCAGCCCGATCACGCCGTAGTTGTCATTTAGACGGCTAACCATGCGTTGGGCATCGGACGGATCGATACTCCACTTGCCACGTCCCTCAGTGATTTCGTACTCGAATATGCGGTAGATGCCAGCGGTCGTGGTTTTGGTCTGGCTCTCGATAACGTCCACAAGGCTTTCGTTAGACGCGGCCACCAACAACGTCTGCCACGATCCCGGCGTCTTCTGGGCAGCACGAGCAGTAAGGCGGGACTTCTCCTTGCCCTGCGAAAGCGTGAAGACCGTGTTCGCGAATTTTTTCTGGTCTTGCTCACCCTTCAATTCGTCCCAGAACAAAGGTAGGGCGCGTATTTCACCGATCTTGTGAAGCACTGAATTCTGTGTGTCCGATAGTGACTGCATGGCGCGAACTGGATCGCCCCATACAGCTTGCGCTACTCGCATCGCTGTGGACTTACCCACGCCCGATGGGATCGAGTAGCACGACATGAGCATACCGCTTTGCCCGGTGAACCGCACCAACGGACCAGCGAACGACGCAGCTAACATGGCGTCGAATTCCGACTTACCTTGAGAGGTAACCATCGCAGCGGCGTCGATCCACGGTTTGCGTTCACCCGTGGGTGCATACTGAGAAGCGATAACCGGGTCGGGGTTGGCCGATGGGGACGTGTTGTTGGCGGCGTATTTCATGCCACCGTAGATGAACCCTTGCAGGACGCCGTTCTTCACTTCCCACCCGAATGGATGTGACGAGATAACAGCGTCTTTCATCTTCTGAAGATGCGCGATCCATGCCATGAGTAGTGATCCTATGTTTCGTAGTTCCGCAACGTTGTCGATTGTCATGCCTTGGCTTTGGAGAATTTTACGCATCTCCGTGGTCTCGACCGTGCCAAGTTCAATGGCGATCTGATGCTCGCGACCGAACTCGGCCTTAGTTGTGAAGTTGAAAATCCACGGGTCACGCTGCAACCATGCCTTGGTCATAGGGTACTTGGAGACCGGCACCCACTCCTTGCGCCCCTCGCCATAGTCCTTAAGGTACAACATCACACCATCGGATCGTTGCGTGTATCCATCAGGGATGCCCGGAACGACGATAGCTGAGTTCGCCACCGGGGCGGCGGACGATGAAGGATTGACAGGAGATATTCGCGCTCCGAAATTGAGAGGGGACTTATTTTCGACGTTATGAGGGCATAGGCTGCATTCAGTAGCGCCGTATGCTCTGATTGTGGAGCAGCCGGGCCATCCGAGGCCTTTAGTGATTTTGTCTCTTTCTTTACGGTCATATAGATCATTGGTGCTGTCCTGTGTATAACCCGGATGGCCTCGTGCCATCAGGTGTGCATGATCGCGCCCCCTGTTACCTGTGAAGGTAGCAATGAGCGTAGTCATGTTCCACAATGGATTGGTTAGCGTTTTGCCACCGTTGGTCAGTGCATTCTTGATGAACGCACACTCAGGAATGATGGACTTCAGGTCCACCGGCAGATCATTCACGCTATCGATGCCTGCGGCGAGGTCAGAGACGCCACCTACAGGGTTTCTTTTTGGGAAGAGGGGATCAGACTTCACAGGGGTAATGTAACCCTGGAGCGGCTCCGCTATGGCGGACAAGGGGTAATCCGGGCCGCTGTCCAGTATGATGCTGACCGGCCTCGCCCCGTTGCCATGTTCGTCCAGCTTTTTAAGGTTGAACGTGCCCGGCACGCGTAGAACGCGGGCGATATCAATCGTGCATTGTGTGTCGCACTTCAGCTTGTGCTGGATCGTGGCAGCGGCTAACTGGAACGCCACTGGTTGCCATTCGTCGGGCGTGAGTGCGCGCTCGATCACCCAATACACATGCATGCCACCACCGGACCCCACGATGATTGACGGCGACGGGAGTGGCACTTCCTTCAGGAAACGGAAGAGGTCTTTCAACGCTTCGGGTTTGCTGTCGTAGCCATGGTCGCCACCTTTGAAGTCGATGTCGATGGCGAAGACCTTGATGTCCTTGGCGTTGCGCTGGGAACGCATGGCACGCTTAGATGGCTTACCTTTGGAGGTAACATAGTCCTCAAGCAGAAGCTGCCGTGAAAGACAGAAATAAATGTCACGGATATAATCCGACGACTTGCCGTAGTTGAGGGCCTTCATGAACCCGTCTAACGTTTTGTTAGCCCATCCGGTCCACAATGGCTTACCAGTTTTATGGTGTAGGTGTTTCATGGTGGCGTGCAGGTTCGCAAACCCTGCATCCGGGTCTTCCGCATCAGGCCAAGACAAGACCCGAGCGAAAAAAGCACGGACTTGCTCTTGGGTAACGATTTCTGACATTTACGTGGCCTTGCGTGTGGGGTTTGAGCACTTAAGCCGGGGGCTGTTTTTACGGGTTATTAGCCCCCGGCTTTAATCGCAAATGCGCGAACCCTTAGCTTACTCCACGCTGAGCAGTTCCGCAAGCTGGTCATCCAGCGACTTCTCGAAGTCCGATCCGGTGCCAGTTTCTTCTTCACTGGCGCCCTCGGCGAACATTTCCTGCTGCCCTTCAGCCTCGTCTTCATCCGGGATAACCGGGGGCTTACGGGGCTCGCCAGTGGAGATATTCGGCTTGGGCTCGGCAGCTACCGTCTTGCCGAAACCACCCGTGGTCTGGGGCTTGGTCTCCGCAGGCTTGGCGGCTGGCTTGGTTGCGCCGAACCCACCCGCCTTCTGGGTTGTTTCCGGTTTTGGCTCGGGCTTGGGTTCCGGCTTCGGGTCAGGCTTGGGAGTGGCCTTCGGCTTAGCCTGCTGTGTCGCCTTTGGGGTTTCGTTACCTTTGGGGGTAACAGGTGGCTGCTCGAACGCGTTCTCCACCGTCTCGGTCTGCGCCGCCGCCTGCTCCTGCGCATGTTCGGACCCTTCAGCCAGAACGCGCGACACCTCCTGCGTAGGCAAGAGAGCAAGCACTTGGTCAGCTTCGTCGTCGGTCAGTGGCCGGATCGCCGAGAATACGAACTTCGGATAGGCTTCGTTCGGATCGAACGCAATGCGCGTTGCAATGCCGAAATAGGGATACCCAAGGTTCTGCATCTTGTTGCCGTAAGTCGCCAAGTCCTGCAACGACGCAGCCGGAACCCTGAGCAGCATTGGACCGCCGTAGGTTTCGTTGGGGATGTCGCCGACCGGCACGACGGCGAGGCGTTTGCTGTCGCTGCAAGCCTTGCCCTTCTTGCCCGCCTCGGTGATCTTCGAGCCCCAAACGTTCTGGGGGCAGTTGGCGCAAGCGTTCGACTGGCGCTTGGTGGACTGCGGATCGGGCACGACACCGTTCGGGGAGAAGCAATCCGGCGCTGCCGTCGAGCCTTCCACGTACCCCTTCTCGTACCAGATTTTCGAAATATAGGTCGCTCCCTTGACGATCACGACCTCGATAGAATTGCGCGGGCCGTCGCCGTCATCGCGAAGCAACTGCTGTTCGTCACCGCGATAGCGGATAGACCAGACCTTGCCCTTATAGCCGATGAGGCCAAACCCAGCCTGTACGCCTGCGGCAAGATCGTTGTCGGGCTTGACCCCAGCGAATTTGGTAGACACCTCGCCGAAGTTTTTCGGAATCATTACATCATTTGCCATTTGGTTTTTCCTTGGTTACTTTCGAAGGTAATGGGATGCGGCTACTTGCGCCGCACCCCGACCGTGATGACCGACGAGAAATTCACGCCGGGTGGCGGTGCGTTGTGGGCTTCAATAAAGTCTTGCACCGCTGAGACGTTGGCTTTCTTGTCGATCAAGTCCCATGCTTCATTCTGGTTGACGAATTGCCAGAATGAAGCTCCGTCTACGATGGACGCTGAGTTCTTGACGGTTTGGTATACCGTGCCGCTCGACGTGGCAACGCTTTCCGCACCTTGGTTCTGAAGATGCTGTAGCATGATACCGCCGAGAGTGTCGAGCATTTCGCGGTACGGCTTCATCTTCTCCTTGTGTGCTTCGTCCAGTGCCTTGATCTTGTCGCGCAGACTAACATACTGCGAAACACGAACGTTGATGTCTGTTGCTTGTGCCGTGGGTGTGGCCATGTTTCTACTCCTTTTTCTCCGGGGTTGGTTCACCGAAGACCCGCTTGATAAGGTCTCGATGCTGTTGATCGAATTGATCTTGGGTTAAAAGCCCAAGCTTTTTGTTCTCGGACAGTTCGGTCAAACCATCCTGATATTCAGTGTTCATATGCTCCGCTGTTTTTATCTCTGAATTTGTCATGGTTACCTCCAAAGGTAAGTCGCCCGGTTGACATGAGCCCCTTCTTGACAGCTAACCATTCCGGCATCGTCAGGATAAGGGTCTTCCGGTTCACATGATGGGCAGAACACTGTGAACCGGGTATCCATTTAGCGTCCTTTTCGTCACCATTTAATGAAACTTTTAGTGCCCCTTTTCTTGAAGTGTAATGCCAGCAAACTGTCATCTGCGCCAACGGTTGCGGCGGGTCTTTCGTCGTCATCCGCCTTTACCTCCAGAGGTAATCCGCACGTATGGTATATGAGTGATTGGAGTGTGATAGGATCACATGGGATGTCTTCCAGACCACCCTTCGTATCAAAAAAGAACTCCCATAAATCGTCGTAGTTACGACGGTTCCCGTTGTACGCGGTTTGCATATACCATTTATCCAAACCATGGCTCACAAACACACGAATACTGTTCAAAACGCATGTATAAAACGGCGTTGTGAACCCGCCTTCGCAATGTTCTTCTTCGGGAAAGCCCATTAAAGGAGGAAGGCACTCAATTTCCCTGTTGTGGATCATTCGCTTGGCCCTTTAGCCAGTTCAATAATCACTGCCTTCAATGCCAACGGGTCGATCATCGGCACTCTGAAGTGCATTTCGTCACAGTTCTGGAACCGTTGCAGTATTGTCTTTTCGGCACTCTTGCATTTGTCTTCAATTTGAATAAGCCAGTTATTGAAGCCACTCCACACAAACACACGTTTACTGTCATGTATGCATGTATAGAAGTCCGTGCAGAATCCCCCAATTGGTGTGATGACAAGCTCTTCTTCATCAAATCCGAGCAACGGCGGCAAGTCGGCTATTTCACTCATTCACTTGCCTCCTCGAATAGTTCAAGAAGCTTGTTCTGCACGCTCTGGTGCGCTTGTAAAAGCTGGTATATCCGCTTCTCGACCGGCGTTGATTGGAAGTGCAAATACAACTGCTTTTGCTTCTGGCCAACGCGGCGAATACGTGCGTTTGCTTGCTCGTAGATTTCCAGCGAAGTGACAGGGGCGAACCATATGATGGTCGAAGCGGTTGTCAGGGTAACACCGTGTGCAAGGCACTGCGGATGCGCCGCTATTACTTTGTACTTCGTCGTGTTTTGAAAGAGGTGGAAAATTTCAGATCGCTTTCGTTCCGAGGTGTCCCCTGAGACGCACGCGTGTTCAATGCCATCAGCCGTAAGCGCTTCAGATATTCCTTGGAGAGCGTGCTTGAATGGAACAAAAACGAGGACTTTGCTATCCGTGTCATTGATGGTGTCCAATAGAGCGTCGATACGTTTTTTGTTGTCGAGGCCGACTGTTTTACCTTCAGAGGTATAGACCCAGCCGGTGGCGACTTGGAGTAGTTTCATCATGACAGCACCGGCATTCGCTGCCGTGATTTCATGGTTCTGCACTGCGGCATGGCACTGGTCCACGAGCGCCTTGTAGATGCGGGCCTGATCCTTGCCCATGTCGATTGGCTGGAACCGCTCCACTGCTTCGGGCAATTCCAATATGTCATCCAGCGTGTATCGCACAGATGGTTGGAGCGCATCAAACGCACGCTCTACTGCATCATTCTTCGGCACCCACTTGAACTGGTTGATCTTGATCATCAGTTCATCACGGAAACGACCAAAGTATTTCGGCACTGTGTTAGGTGTAACAATTGACGCTTGTGCCCATGCATCGGTCGGGCTGGTTGGGATCGGACTTCCCGTCATGCCCCATACGATCCTGCACTGGTGGGATAATTTGCGAGTTAACTTGGTGCGGGCTGACTGACCGTTGCGGTATACAGCCAGTTCGTCTAGCACAAGCGCTGTAATCTCTCCCTTGGCGACTTTCGCCATTATCTCATCATAAATGACTTTGATCCCGTCATGGTTGATGACATAGATGTTTGCGTCCGAATTCAAGCGCTTGAGGCGACCGGCCTTGCTGTAATGGTGCAATGATACGATCTTGTGATGCGGCACCGTGGCGAATGCTTCCTTGATCCACGTGAAGTTGATTGTGGACAATGGTGCAATGACAAGCAGTTTGCCAGCTAACCCGCATTTGTTGAGATAATCCCATGACCACAAGGCTGTTTTTGTCTTGCCGGTGCCGAGACCATTGAGAACATAGGCCCTCGGGTTCGAGGTCAGCATGGCACAGGTCTTCTTCTGCACATCGAACGGCTCACCACCAACCCAATCGTAGTGGGTAAGGATCGGGGCTGGAACATCGAAGCCCATTTGCCGCAGCATGTAAGCTTCGGTCGGCTGGTGCGGGATGACCAGATGCCGCTTACCTCGGAAGGTAACCTCCGGGGCAGTGCTGAATAGGTTCTTGACCGCAGGAGTTAACGGCACAACGAGCGTCTTGAATTTCTCGCTGACCTGTACTTGTGTCATGGCCACTGCTGCACTTCCTGTGGTGTACGCGGTTTCTCGGACAACCAATTAAGAAATTCCACCAACATAGTGATATCAACGTCGTTGGATATTACAAACACTTTACCACCAGCATCTTTGATCTGCCTGATAATAAAGTTTTGCCGGGCAGTAGTCTTTCCACCCAATTTCTTGGCTTCGATGGCGATAAAAAGCCCCCTGTAGCACAGGATATAATCTAGCGAACTAGGGCCAAAACCCCCCGGCACGGGCATAAACTTATACAAGTCCTTGCCATACGCCTTTAGGACTTCATTTATTTTGTATTTTACTTTGCCTTCGGGGGTCATTTTAGCACCAAACCACTTTCGGTTTCAAGAGGTATCTAGTCTACCTTTCGAGGTAACAGCATCATCTTGGCTGTCAGTTCATCAGATGGAAAACTGACCCACGGCTCGGTGCGGGAGAATATTGTTTTCCCTTCCCATATATACTGTATCCGAATGAGATACGCGGATTCCCGTTTGCGCTGCCATGTTTTCTTGTGCTGGGTGAGCTTGATCCCATCCATTTGCTTCGACCATATCACTTGTTTAGTGCCTATCCCTTCAGCAAACAATCTCAGTTCAGAGAACTGCAACCCGGTTGCCTGCATGACACCAAGCAGCTTGTTCCTCGCTGCCGCTCCAGACCACGTTGTCATTCTTCCCACCGCATTGAAAGCTTGAGTCCGACCGCCTTCCCGATCTCTTCCAATTTTGAGAGAGATACAGGGCGCTCAAGGCGCAGCACTTTGGCGAGGTCATTCTCATTCATGCCAATTTTTTTAGCCGCCGCTGCCACGCTGCCATACCGATGGAGTGAGTACACCCGCAGCCCCATGATAAGTGCGTCTCTGTCGTCACGGTGCTTTGGTGAAAGATATCCAGCCATGTTACACCTTGACCTTTCTCATTGGCGCATGTGGGGCGTCTTCCTCGGGCTTGAAGTTAACGATGCACGGAGGAATATACACGACCTTTTCTTCTTCCCGGTTCTTACCGAAGTGCTGACGGCGAGTGTATCCGCAGCGCCAATGCATCGGCATGTGCCATCCACCCGAGCCCTCGCGCTTGATAGCACTGCCATCGCGACGGTAGATCGTGCCGATGTGCACTACACTATGGGTAGGGATAGGAGGCTTGCTCTTGGCAATCCGCTTACGGTTCATACTCTCCGACACGTGCACCAGTTCCTTCTCGATGCCCTTGGTGTTGAGCATAAGCAGGGCGAGGTGAACCGCAACTGCAAACGAGTGCATAAACAGCTTGTGAGCCGAATTACCCACAGCTTCATATGGGCCGCCGCTTACCTTTATCTCGTTTTCGTGCACCGCTGCCGCTATTTCATGCGTGGCGACCATAGCAGTTTCCATCTGCAATTCCATGAGCACAGGACGGCCCATGATGAACGTTGCGCCGGTTGCGATGTCGAACTTCTCATAGAGGTAAACGAACTCGTGTGACTTACCGTCTACCTCAAACTCGATGACCATAGGATTATAGGGCAGGCGCACCATCTTGGCTTCAATCAGCGCGCGAATGGATTTCCTGCAATCCTCGCGTTTAACAAGCTCAAGCACATCACTGTCAATAACAAATGATGCAGCCTTCAGCATGTCTTGAACGATTTTATTATCGCGTCCGAGCATCCCATTTTGGGGATCAACGTTCGACGCGAGCACGTGCAGCTTGGTACGGATCACAGGGGTTACCTCCGAAAGTAATGTGGGCAGTCAGGCGATCAGCGCTAGTTGAGCAACTAGATGATCAGATGGGAATCCTTCTACCGGGTCTTCCAGATCAATCTCCTGATCGACCGAGGTCATCCGTTTCATTTCTTCATCGGTCAGTAAAACAGTAGAGAACAACGGTGAAAGGTTAGGCTTGCGCGTTGCGCGAACGGTGACCATCGTATATGGCTTGTTGATCACCGTTCCAATCAGAAGGGTAGGGAAGGCTTGCTTGAGTTTGTCTTGCGCTTTTTGTATTTTGTCGAGCAGCGCATACTTTGCTGCGAGCCTTCGCCCCGCCTCATATTCAGCTTCCCTTTTTGCGTCCCTTTCCGCTTGGCGCTCGCTTAGGTAGTTTTTCTCCGGTGTCATGTAATACGAACTCCTTCGCGACCTTTTGGCTTACGCCTGCCTGCTTGGCGAACTTGGGGTTATGTGCCGCTGCCTGCATCATGCGGCGCTGTGCTTCGGATTTCATGGGCATGATCATTACTCCCCGTGGTGCGGACACTTAGCCACCGGGCACCACTTCCGGCAGAGGTATCCCGGCTTCGCCGGGTAATCGTTGTTCTCGTGGGCGCGCTTTAGCGCCTCGATCCGGGGCCACAGCCCCTTCCACATTGCGGGCATGTCGGAGCGCTTGAAGTTGGCGCTTGTGCGAGCGTCTTCCTTAAGCCAAATGAACTCGGAGCGCACGGCTTGGATGCTGGGGTAATGTGCGAACACGCATGCCGACGAAAGTGCAAGCTGCACGCTGTCTTCGACAATCTTGCCGGTTTTCCAATCGGCGATCAAAGCGACAGGACCCTTGATCTTGATCACGTCGCCAACCGCCCGGAACCATGCCGACTTGTCAAAGAAAGTCGTCGGACCAAAATCCTCGTTGATGGCCAGCTTCTGCTCGACAAGGATTTCGCCGGGTGTTTCGAGAATTTTCTCGCACCATGGTTCATAGGTGCGCATGGGCGTGGGCAGTTCCTTGTCTTTCGCTAGACGTTCGGCCAGCGCCTTGTGTACTGCGTTGCCCCATGAAAGCTCCTCGCTCTCTTCCTCTTTGATATCCTTGGCAATGTCGATATGCCAATGCCGCTTGGGGCATGACTCGAAATTTTTCAACTTCGAATAGCTCCAAGCGAATGGTTTCTTGACAGCACCGCCGCCACGCCTCGTGGTTGTAATTTGCATTTAGTTACCTTCCGAGGTAAACAGTTCTTCAAGCGCTTCACGTATTTTGGTAGCCGTTTGCGCTTTCTGTTCGGCGGTCCAGAGGGGCTTCCAATCCTCTGATGATGGCATGGTGCGGAGGCGATTTACTTCCGCGATGTACTTCGCCTCTATCCTCCGCACCTCCGCCAGATGGTCAAGCGCCGAATTTGTCGGCATGGACACGTTCCTTGATGCGGTCGGCGAGGGCGCCGAACGTGTGTGGCTTCGTCGCCGCGTAGATTTCCGCCTCGACAAATGGATAGCGTTCCTCAGGGTTGATGATCTTCTTCTCGTCAAAGAGCCCGTAATACTGGTCTGCCATCCCCATGTGCACCGCATATTGCGCGATGGGGCAGTTCTTCGGGTCTTGATAGTTGTATTCCTCGTTGTAGTCCTTGGTGCGGCAGAACTCCGCAAAGCTGTCAAGTAGTTCGAGCATTACTTCTTCTCCTTGTTGTCCTGCTTGTCCTGTGGCTTGCCAATACGTTGAATACCAAGCTGGCAATCGGCATGGTATTCTTCCACCGTTCTGACGGGCGGTGAAGGGGTGGCTTTGTCATCCATCGACGGTGTTTGCGATGGGATAATTGTTGGGGCTTTCATAGGTTACCTCCAAAAGTAATTATCCAACCATAAGCCGCAGCTTAGTGACCAGCGCGTCGGAAGGGAACATGTTGGTGTCGTCTTCCAATATCATTGGTTGACCTTCGCGCACAATAAATATGAATACGAGTTCGTTGCCCTTGTGCGCCGAAATGAATTCCAAACCGGTGCTCGCTCCGGTATCCCAACGCATGCGCATTGCGAGCATACGCAAGAGGGCTTCAGTAGAATACTGCCCGCCCAAACCTGTGTGCATCCCTCCTGTATACTGCACGGCACTTGGCGGTTGGATGACCAACCCTGGCGGTATAGGCGGGCTAGGGATTATTTTGGGTGCAAACATGCCCGATAAAATATTTTTCATTTCTGGTTCCTTTAGCAGCCCGGCATCGTACATGCGCCGTAAGTTATCAAGTGCGGATTGATAGTCATTCGCCATTACATCAACTCCCGCACCTTGGCTTTCTGATCGGGCTCAAGCCAGAACCCGTAGAACCGCTTAGCGCTGATTTTGATGCCGTATTCATCCATGCGGTTCCGCAGCCGGTGGATCGCAACCTTGGCTTCGGTGCTCATCTTGACCCTATTCTGGATCACGTGGGCCGAAGCCACCGGCACCTCCATTAGCAGCGCGAGCAGCTTGGCTTGCTGCTGCGTCAGCTTGAATGGCATGATGTAGTTTTCGTATCCCACCGATGCCGGTGCAGTTGCCGTGTCCATAGTTACCTCTCGGGGTAATTGTCAGTTGCAGGACGGTATCACAAAAGATACCCACTTGCAACCCTTTATTTGTGGATATATTTTATGAACTCAAGCAAGTCCCCTTCCTTCTGAAACCCCCAATGCGCCTCGCCGTTGAACGGCACGCGGAGGAAATAAAAGGTGATATCGATCTGCACCTGTTTTGGATCGGGGTCTAGATTAGACATGTGCTTGACAGAAATTTGGAATGGGTATTCGGCCTTGTGGCGGTCCCAATACTGTTCCGACGAAACTTTGCTCACTTCGCTTCTCCATAGTTTGGTCCGATGCCAGCTTCAGAAGCCAGTGGGAGGTCAGGTCCCCATACCGGACGGCGGTTCATTTCCTCAAGCACGATCTGGCGCACGACAGGCGCGACTTTCTCGGGCACTACATAGACCAATTCATCATGCACCTGTAGAGCGAGCCTGATGCTATACTTATCCAGCCGCCGCCTGATCCTGATCGCCGCGTCCATGATGACGATGCGAGCCAGCGACTGGCTGATATTCTCCAGCAACGCCCCACCGTAAAGCCGCTTGATCTTACCTCCGTAGGTAAACAGCCAGTTGCCGTCAGCTTGGTATAGGTCATGGTAGTATAGGCTGAGGCCAGACGGCAGGAGAATTTCACCGCGCTTCAGCTTGACCGGGCCAAAGTCCAGTTGCTTCCCACCAGCAAGGGACAACGCGATAAGGTTGTTCAACACCTTCCACGTTTGGGGAATTTCTCGGTATGTCCTGCGGTAGGTCTGCACGATCCTAAGCCCTTCCTCAGGCTCAAGCATGATCTGTTGACCGATCTGGTTAAGGGACATAACCGGGATGGATCGCGTGAACTTCTCGTCGCCTAAGCCGTAGCCTAGGCCAAGAATACTCTGCTTGCCGATAAATCGTTCGGGGATGTTCTTCTTAGTGACCGGGAACCCGAACACGATACTTGCGAACTCCGAGTACACGTCCCGCCCCTCGGCGAACGCCTGCACAAGGTGCGAACACCCGGATAGCCATGCCACATGTCGAGCCTCGATCTGCGAACTGTCCACGGCGACCACGACGAAGCCGGGCGGCGCTGTGAGTGCGCGCCTGATCTGCCCACCTCGAACAAGGTTCTGGACATTGAGTGACCAGTCACCGCTAAGCCTATGCGTGTGAGCCCCGGAGTTCCGAAGCGGCATTGGCATCAGCTTGCAGTTACCTCCGGGGGTAACGTCATTCTTGTGCCATAGCAACCGGGAGATAGACAGAAAACGTTCGGTGCGTGTCTCCTCGATAGTGGTCTTGTGCCCTAGCCTTGCCTCGACCACAAGCTGCACAGCAACGTTCTCATGCTCACGAAGATCGTTGAACCCTTGATCTGTCTTGGCAAACGCGTATGTCTGCCGACCGGTCAGTGGGCTGATCTTCATAGGCGGATCGACGCCAAGGTTACGCAGGACTTCCGCGAACTTGTCGTTCGACATCAAATCTTCTTTGCCGTTGACGCCCGCCAACATCGCTTTGGCAAGCATCTGCTCCTTCTCCTGTTGGATGGTGAACAGGTGTTGGGCCAGTACATTCTCGTCCAAAACAAACTGCGGTTGAACAGCACAACGAAGCACCATGTCCTGCACAAGTAGTTCTTGCGCTGGGAACTGACCGTCAACCACGAGAATTCGAAATATCTCCGAGCATATGAACACGTCATCCTTGCCGTATTCGACAAAGCTTTCGTACCATACTGACTTTTTTATCTCGGCAAATCGAAGCCCCTTGGTATTCACAAGCGCATTGCCCTTGGGTCGCAGCCCTAGATGCTTGGATACGTTAGCGAGTGACAAAGACTTGAGCATGGCTCCGAGTTTGGCCCGTGCGATAGACAGCGTGTCCACCATTAGCTTTGGCACGTAGCCATATATCCACGCCATGATGCACATATCGAACAGCGCGTTGTGCGTGACGACGATTACCTCTCGGGGTAACGTCTCGAAGAACGCTTCCACGTCTGGTCCGTCGATCCAATAGGGCTCCCCGTTCAGCGTCTCACGAACTGCCAAACCTTGTACTTCAAATCGAGGGTCAAGGATGTACTCGACCGGCGTCATCAGTTTAAGGGAGTAGACTGCATCCCAATAGGTCTCGAAATCCAAAAAGATTGTTTTCATCGGCATATCTTCCACATGGGTATTGACTCCACCCCCGTTTGCGACTATATAACCCTCGTTGCCTTTCCTGTGGGTGGAAAGTAAAATGCAAAATTGAAGCCCGCGACGGTCTCTCTTGAGCACGGAGACATTAACGTCGCGGGTTTCTTTTTGGCCCGCTCCCTCTCCCCAAATTAGTTAAGCGGGTAAAACCACACCCCGTCACCATCCGGCTTCGTTGCTTTCCGCTGCCCTCCGGTGTCGGCAATGAAATTGATCTCCACATCTGGTATGCTCTGAGGTTCGAACTCTAACGGCGGCAACATTAGTGCCATGGTGACCGTAGCCGCTGTCGTTCTGCACAGCGCTCTTACCTCTGGAAGTAACGTCGGTAGCTTTCGTGGCACAACGTTGTGCATCAGTTCTTGGCGAACCACACCCAAATCGTCGTTGAGTGACATGAGCCCGAGCACGCTTGGCCAGATGTAACGCAACTGCTGCGGTGTATCACATTCTTGGTTGAGATATTTGAACACCATTTTGACATACCCCCAATCAATGGATACGTCAGCGTGTTCTTTTGCACTTGCAACCAGCGCGGCAACAAGGTCGCGGTTACAAGGGAAATGATCCAGCCATAAGCACTTTCTCGGCAAAATTGGTGCTTTCGGGCCGTTCACTTCAAAACGTACACCGATATTTGTGTCTCGATGACGGCATATTAGGTTCTCTCTTGTCTCATTGGCGACATATGAGCCGATGTCACCAATCTGCCGCGCCCGCATCAGAACATCGATATGGTCTTCTGGTGCGATCAGGCGAAGGAGTTCTTCATACGTGATAACCGGCTTCTTGAGCGTGCGTTTGACACGCTGGAATAGCACATCGATCGATGTTTCCAACGAAGATGTCAGCTTACCAAATGCGTAGTTGTTAAGCTTTTTCATTCTAGCCATGGTTTAATCCCTCGGTTTGCCAGTTCCTCCTCAAGGAGGGGCAAGTATCGTGAACGCCAAAGAAGTTTGCTGTGCTTGATCTTCTCAATGCAGTTACGAATATGTGATGAATCCATTTCTGCAATGGTGATTATATTGCCATCTTCAGTTTCCCATTTAGGGAACGGATGAGTGGGACGCACTTTCCCATTTCTGGTAATATAAACAACCATGATTACCTCCGAAGGTTACGAGATCAGCATTAATTGTGCGATCAAGTAATCAGTAGGGAACGTATGCAACCCTTCTTCCGACCTGAATATTTCTTCGCCGTTCCGTCTTACACGAACAGAAAGATACTTGATATTCCTGCTAGTGTACCCCTTGTCACGTTTAGAACGCATAGCAATGTATAAACCGTCGTGTCTGACAGTCTGCACGAGAGGTATCCTCACTTGCTGAGACAGCACCAATGACGCTCGCCGTATCTCTAACACAATGGCTGGCATGCGTTGATGTGCCATCACTCACCCTTTCGGTTTATATATTCTTGGATGAGCAACTTGGCCTCGAACGGCGTTCGCACTTGGCAAGATGGCATGATGCTGCCAGATGGAAAGAATATGTTGTACCCTTCTTCGCCACCGCTCCAAGCGTACACTTGTATAGGGTACGATACGCCGGGAACACGTATGCTGAGCACGCTACGTGGAACACGGGTGGTTAATACGTAGTGTTCATCATCGAACCCCAGCAAGGGCACTTCCTGAGACCATGCCATGGTTACCTCCAAAGGTTATGCAATCAACATGCATTTAGCTAGAAAAACCTCATCCGGGAAATTTACCCAGCTTTCTATTTCTTCCTCATACATCTGCCCGCCAATGACAGCGTATCCCCCCGTGTTAAGCTCATCGGTAGCTCGGCGACGAGCAATACGAACGGTCATGCCAATGCGTTCCTCATTCTTGAAGAAATGGAAGACGAGGGTTGGGAACCTCGCCTCCAATTCAGACCGTACAAAGAACACGCTGTCCATGAATGCTTCTTGATGCGGAAACACCATCGGTTACCTCGGAAGGTTACTTGTATACCGGTATCTGCACCACGTCACCAAACGGATATGCAGTACCAGCGATGTCGCCCCAGATCACGGGATAGCTCGGTGCCTTGGCTGGGAACGTACCCATGCCATCGGTGAGATAAACCAACGCGTCAATATGGCCCTCAAGCTGATCGGCGTATTCAAACACCGGCAGGAAAGACGTGCCACCGCCACCCGGCGCACCTTTGTGACGGGCATCAGCCAGATCACCCGGTTCGTCCATTTCATCGACGCGATGCAGCTTCGCGTCACACCATGCCACCAACACACGACGCGGACGGACATCTTCGAGAATGCCGCCGACCTCGGCCAAAAACATGTTGACTTCCTTTGGTCCAATAGACCCAGAAGTATCGATGCCGACGATGACCGTATCAGCGCCGAACCCCGACCGACCGGGCGCGATGATATCCCGCACGACAAGGCGACGATCCAGCGAACGCCAATTATAGCTACCAGTCCCCAGCCTGCGGGCAAACAGCGCCTCGATCTTCTCGCGCCAGTCCACCTTGGGCTCAAGGATTTCGCTGAGTGCGCGGTCCATCGCAGCCGGGAGCTTACCCTGTACGCGGGCGGCGTTCATGCCAGCAGCTACTTCCGTGGCCCACTTGGTAGAGTTGGCGTTGCGCTCCTGTGCTGCCTGTGCCGGGTCCTTACCCTGCGAAGTGCCGGGCTGAAGGTGCTGGTCGAACCCCTTGCCCGCTGGCCCTTGTCCCTTGCCGCCGCTGCCCTTGGGATTGATCTTCTCGTAAAGCTTCCGATACACATCAATGGCACTGTCCATCGACGTGCCAAGGTTGGTATCGTGCAGCCAATCCTTGTTGTACTGCCCGATTTTCGACTGCACGAGCAGATCGTTGATGACCAGATCGGCAGCGATGTTCATCAACTCCTGCGAGTATTCCAGCGACGTGCCATCCGAATACGGCACCTTGCCGCTCTTCTTGAACCCATGCATCATGACGCAATGGTTGAGGATGCAGTGCATGATTTCATGAGCGCAGATAAACACGCGCTCGTTGAGCGTGTAGTTGAAGAAAGTCTTCGGGTTGAGGAACAAGCACTCGCCGTCAGTCGCGGCAATCGGAACGTCCTCGGTGAAATATGCGATTTGCTTGTTGTTCGGCAGCGTGTCCATCATCGTATAGAGGATGTGGCTGAAGGCCGGGCAGTGCCAGAGCAGCGCGACACGGGTGTCAGCCCACGACTTCTCCTGCTTGGCATCGAGCGCGATTTCACTTGGCTTCATGTTTGGTTACCTCCTGAGGTAATTAGATGGTGGATGATTGCCTGCACTTGTACGAGACTGGTGGCAGTGATTTTGTCATCAACACGCCCGCCCCACGATGATACGCCGTTGTATACTTGGCGCGTGTAGGTAGAAATTGAATATGTTTCCGGTGCACCGAACGCTTGACTGATGCGCCATACAGAAACAAGTACATCGCCATGTGTGACTTGCAAGAAGTAACTGCCACGTCGCTCGTTATCGAACCCCAACGATGGGAACTCGCCGGGGTCCAATGGATCACTACCCTTTTGGGTAAGCATGTGATCGATCGTTCGATCTAGATCAGGCCCCGTTTCAAGATGGAACCGGTTAGGCATCGAGGTCGGCGGCAAGGGAAATCTCCTCCTGACCGGCGAACATGTCACTGGTGTACATGGCGATTTGCGGCTTGCGCTTGGTAGATATTAGAAGCGCGTTGGTATAGAGGTGCTTGGCCGCAGACTTCGCGGCTTCCTTCAGCACCTCGTGCTTGTCTTCCTCGTCGGCATCGAAGCGCAGTTCAATGGTGAGAGTACGCATATTGATCAGGTCTCCTTGTGCATCAATTTGAATGTGGTTGTTGATCCATTCCCGCCAGCGCTCCCATTGGTCCGATGGTGCACCAGTTGGTGGGCGGCAGGCATTAGAAGCTTGGTTTTCGGGTGCCATCCAGTACCCGAAAATGTTGCGGGTTACCCGGAGCGGCGAACGGAATTTATGGTTGGGCTTACCTTTGGAGGTAACCCGAGGATGAATCGCAGCTTGCTTTCGTTCTGCACCGAGTTCATCCATCCTCGTAGAGCCTCCATGCCCATGCGCCCGTGGTAGTAAACCTTGACTTTGTTGGATTGCTTCTCAAGCTGCACAGGCTCTCGGTTGAGCACACCTGTCCACGGAGCAGCGATAAGCGTGGCGGTTGCATAGAGCGGCTGTGTTTTCACCAAGTTTGGTATGGTGACAATCACACTGTCAGGCATATACCAATACGCACTGACAAACGGTATGCCACGCTGCTTGGCTATTTCTTGGCACATCGCTTCAATAATGCTCGACTGGCGAAGCACTGTCGAACCTCTGTTGTTTCTAGTGACACATATTCCGATGGTGAGATAGTCCGACACGGCATGACGAAGAGAGGCGACCTCATCTTCGAAATATTTCGAGCCGCGAAAAACCTTTTCCATATATCCCCCATTGGTTACCTGTGAAAGTAACACGGTATCAGGTTGGTGTCAATAGGAACCTAGTCCTAATCAGAGAGCCCCACCTACGGTTACATTATCTAGAGGGTGTTCCGTTACCCTCAGAGGTAATTGCAACCGTAGGCGGGGCTGGCTGGCCGCGTGAGTGCGCTACTTGTTGAGCGCGATAGCCGCCATCAGCGACGAATTGCGCATCGACCAAGAGTTGACCGCAGGATGCCGCAACAGCGAATAGTCGCGGCGGCAAGCAGTCTGTGCGAACGTAACCGCGAACTCCTTCGGCAGGCGATCCACGTACTTGATCACCGGCTCGGCGGTGTTGTAGTCCACGCGGTGCGCCAGATTGTAGCACACCAGCATCTGGGCATCCGGCTTGTCGGGCAGCTTCGCAGCCATCGGGTCCTTGATGATGACTTCGAACTTCGGCATTTCACGATCCAGCCGAACGAACGCGAACAACTGCGACACTGCACCGGCGCCGATCATGCCTTGGACTTCTTCCATGGTCAGCGTGTCATCGGGGAAACCGGAATCGCCATTGAGCTTGGACACGACCTGAAGGAAGCGATCTGCCTCGACCAGCGAACGCGGCGTACACCACGGACCCTGCTTTTCCGGCATCTTCTCGGGCCACACAATGTGCGGGTTCTGATTGGCGAACGCCATGGTGATGGGTGACACACCATTGACCGCAGCCCATTCGTTCCACGACGCAACATCGTCGGTAATGTCGATCTCGATGCGCCGATTGATCAGATGGTCCAGTTCCTTCGTGGACCCAGAACGATCCTGCGAGCGGTTGCCAGCCATCCACACGACCCAGCCCGGAGGCAGAGTGTGCGGGCCGAGACGGCGAGACAGCGCGGCTTCACCGATGACCTTCTTGGTGTCGGCGTCCATCTTGTCGGCTTCGTCAACGATGATGATGCCGCCATCGTATTCGTCCAGCCGCTTGCCCTCGGCAGTGCGGAACCAGAACGGGTCCGTATACTGGCTTTCAAGATGCTCCATGCCATCGCTGCCCTTGCGGGACTTCGGCACGAGATAGCCAATGCTGTCGGCGGGCGTGAGCAGCGGGCCATTGATGATGACATTGCCGATGTTCTTGTTGAGCAGTTTCGACAAGATCGTGGAAGCCTCGACAAAGACCGTGGTCTTGCCGCGACCGGGTGCCGACTTGATATACACGCACTTTTGTGCGGCGTACCAATACGGGATGCGCTTGAGAACGGAAGAAAGGTTCATGCTTTAGTCTCCTGTTTGGGTGGGTTACTTCCAGAGGTAACGTCTACTTGACGCTAACCCTATCGCCACGAATGGTCGTGTACAGGTCGTTGCGTGTGGCCAGCACACGACCTTGATCGATGTTATCCAGCACATCGAAATACTGTTGATCAACCATGACAAGGTTTTTGTCATGGTCATATGTTGCGAGCAGACCACCATGCAAGGTTGTCATGCGAATGAGCCGGGACGGGCGACCGTCTTCCGGCACAAAAGTCCAGCCGTCGTTCTGGGTCATTCCTTTTTACCTTTCGAGGTAACTTCGTCATCCAGCACACGCTGGCTGAAGAAAACCATCTTTTCGGCGTCATATTTGCCGTCGTTGTAACCACGCTTGGACTGCCCCTGCCGGGCCGCACACCGACGCCAGAGCGCCTTAAGCACGTTGCCTTCAGCGTAGCTCATGCCAAGCGCCTCGATGACATCGTTGCACTCGACAGTGTACGGCTTTCGCCCCGGCGTTGTGGGGTGGCTGATCGGAAGCTGATAGTAGTTGACCGAAAAGCCGGTGTGTTCGCGGGTGTCAACAGTGCCGCGCACATCAGCCAGCACCTTGGCGATCTTCTCGGCACGAGCGAGACGTTTGGCCGGATGAGTGCGCGGCTTGCGTTCGCGGGCAACCGGTGTTGGATTGATTGGCTTGACCCTGCCCGTTGCTCTGCCGTCGCCGTCGCGTTCAGCCTCGAAGCCTTCGGGGATGACAAATGTCCGCCTGTCTTCGTAGTCTTTACGGGCTTTGTCGGCGTCGATTGGAATTTGATCCTGCTTGGAAAGATGCTCGTCCAACTTCTGCTCGAAGTCGGCATCGGTTTCGAACGGCGTCGGGTATGGTTTCTTGGTCATGGTCTTCTCCTGTTGTTACCCCCAAGGGTAATAATTGTCAGTCCAATCTGGGCTGTTAGCACGAGCACGTAAAAAAGCTCTCCCGGTCGTTACCGGGCACCACCTTTCCGGTAATGACTTCATAGTCATCCCAAAATGTTTCGTAAAGGCTCACCCCTTCCAGATTGCCGCTGTCTTTTTCGCCGTAGGTATATTCCCCATGCTCAAGGTGGGCCTTGGCCCCAGCCATGATATAGTCATAGCGCTCACCAATTTCGTGGCAGAACTCCTTCATGCGGGCCATCGCCATGGACTGCGCCGGGATGAACGGCGTGACGGTCTCGGTTACCTTCTGGGGTAATTGGTTGCCGTACGGTTCCGCGAACGCCGGATGTGACCAGACATGGCGCAATGATGTGATGGTGCGAGGCAGCACGATGAACCAGAACTGTTCACCTTTTCGCACATGTTCGGTTAGGAACGGGTCCACGATACCCGTTGCATCCTCGTATCCAAGACTGACCGAACGGACGGCCACACCATTGACGATCTTGGCACGCTGACCGGGTGCCAGTGCAGTTTCACCGCAGATCACAGGCTCAACCGCCAGATGGATTGCGTCCCTGCCGCTGCCCTCGGGGATTGGACATGTGCCCAGCGTATCGAGCGCGTCGGTGCTCACGGTATGCTTCTGATTATCGGACATTTTTTTCTCTCCACATTTGGGCTTCGTTACCTCCACGGGTAACTTCGTGAATGAATGCCTGCAACAGGAATGGATCGGCTGGCACGTGATGAGTGCGCTGAATGTTTCTCCGCTTCTGCCGTTCATGCTGGTGAGCAAACATATGCTGTATCTCTGCCACCTCGGCACCGCGACCGGGGTCAAAGCTATCCCAGACCATGACACAGCATAAATCCGATCTACCGTTTCTACTGTTTCTGTCGTACGCCCACACAAACACCCGTTTGCCGTTGCAGATGCACGTATAGAACGGTGCCCAACCAGTGCTATTTATACCCCTGTCAGGATGACCGGGGATATATCTCTCCTCGGCGAACCCCATGAGCGGGCACATATCGCCGGGGGTTACATCAGTGTTCGATGGTGATTGGTGCATAGTTCCTCGCCTCCACATGACGACCATAGCGGTCGCGGCGGCTCACACAGAACATGAACGTTAAGCGTCCAATGAACAAGAACCGCAGCCCGCCAACCTTGCGGGTTTCAATATTTAAAAAACGATGCATCGATTTTCCCCTCTGGTATGGTCTTACCTTCCGAGGTAAGCGCCAGTTCAACAATTTCTCGATAGCGCCCCATGCTCTGGGTATGACGACTATCGCACACTGACTCCAATGACATGCTGGAATAGTCGGTGCCGTGGTCGCTGTGGCGCAACACGACGCTTCCGGTTATGAAAGTCCCTCTTATACGCATTGATTGTTCACTTGTACCCATACAAATGTACCCATCGGCTTTATCAACCCAGCCAATGAACCGGCAACGCTCGCAGTCGTGCTTATATCTCGGGTGCTGGATCATGTTACCACTCGTCCCGTAGCTGCTCCCATGCTTCATAGAAAGCACGGATGGTGCCACGCACAGCAATGAACATGATCCACCATACGGCGAGAAACACAATGATCATTGGCGCGTGATATGCAAGCCACAATCCCATGGTTAGCTCCTTTAGTTACCCCCAAAGGTAACGGGGATGGGGTAATGGGCAGTTTAACGTCATGCCAAGGACGGAAACAAGCGTCGATGTTTAGGCGTTACTTGTGGCCACCTCCGTTGTTGGTCTTCCCGCCATGGCCGTCGTGATTGCCACCGCCATCGCCTTCGTCGCCGTTGCCTTGGTCGCCGCCGTGATGGTTGTGGTCTCCCGAATTGCCGGGATCGCCGCCATCATCGCCATTGCCGCCGCCAGCATCGTGGTGCTCGTGATCGTGGTCGTGACCATGATCGCCGTCGCCGGGATCACCGCCACCACCATCACCGGGGTTTCCACCCGGATCACCACCGCCACCATGATCACCGTCGCCGGGATCGCCACCGGGGTCGCCGCCACCATTGTCGCCACCGGGGTTTCCACCCGGATCGTGACTGGCCGCGTGACCGGCAGAGCGAGCGTTGCCGCTGCCTTCACAGTTGTTGACACGCCACATATTCAGCGGCCAACGGCAGTTCTCGACATTACCGGCGTATGCGACGTGTGAGTGCGCAAGCGCCACACCCGCCATCAACGCCATTTTCAGGCCCTTCATTTTAGGTACTCCTTTGGTTGCGGGCAGGCACCCCCCGCCCTATTGGGTTTCAATTTTATGTGTAGCCGGTATAGGAGTTTGAATTTGGGGCGCATGGCGATGGACGCTTTTATGGCTGCGCGTCGGGTATTGTTGTACAAGCCTATGGTGCGAAGCTTTTGGCCCGATACTTCAAATTCATATACGTTGTAAAACCCATTCGGATACATCAGATTTCTCCGTTGAGCGCGGCCTGCGCTGCCTCTTTGGCGCGCTTGCTGGCGATCTCCTTGAATATGAACCCGCATGCTTTAAGGAAACGTTCGCGCTCGAAATTCTTATTGTCCTTGGCAAACACGTCGGCCAAATGGTTGGCGACAGGCTCAAGAACAGCTTCGTTCTTTGGCATGCCCAACACAGCCGACTTGAACGCGAAAGCGAACCGGACATAGTGCTTACGATGCATTGGTTACCTCCAAAGGTAATAGATGAGATACAGCCAGCCGGGTGCAATGATAAGCAGCGCCACACCCACGCCAACCCATAGGTTACCATCGGGGCCGGGTTTCTGGTCCATTACATGAACTCCTTGTTACATAAATTCTTTGTGTATATGAGGATACGCGGTGACCTTCTTGATGCTGCCATCTGGCATGGTGATTTCACCACGCGAACGCTCCTCGGCGATCTCCTTGGCCAGCTTCTCGCAGTGCGTCATTGAGCGCGGCAGATAGATCAGCGTGCCGTTCGACATGACGCGGTAAACGGCATAGGACTTACGCTCGATCTTGGTCGAGCCGATTTCGTAGCACATCACTTCAACTCCCCCAGCTTGCGCTTGGCTTCCGCAAAGATTTGACCTACAGCCAACCAATGGTCAGCCAACTCGTTATCAGCATCGCGCACAGCACGCGCATAATGCTCCATGCTGACATGTTGCAATGCTTCGGCAGCAGCATAGCTACCCGATGATATGAGAATGTCCGCACGCATGCGCCGCATTGTACCAGCATTGTCCTGTATTTGTTTCAATGCCATTGCCGTTACCTCCAAAGGTAAGAATAAAATGCCAGCCGTTCCCACCGCCCGCATTGATCCGTGTCCCCTGATGCTTACCTTCGAAGGTAAGATAGGGCTGACCGCGCTCCCGCGCTTCCGGTGCGTCCCGCTCTACCACGCTGGCAGTGAGCGGCCTTAAAAATCGTGAGTGCGCGCCTTGTCCTAGCCCCTTCCACGGTTACATTGATACCATGGTGTGAACGGTTAGGTCAAGACAAAAAGAAACCGTGGGCAAGTCACCCTACCCACGGTAATCTATCATCCGCATCCTAAGTGCGGGGTGCCATCGTGCGGGTAACAACCCATTGTACCGATGGTCTAGTGTTTGGTTACCTCCGAAGGTATTATGCCTTCTGGTAACCCATTCTGGCCAGCAAGGCGGCGAACTGGTCGCTGTTCTTGGTGGCAAGCTGCGTGAGTTCGGTCTCGACTTCCTCGTCGGTTGCGTCGGGCTGGTTGGCAGCGTCGATCTCGGCGAGGCGGTCACGCAAGCTGTCAACTGCCGTGCGGATGTGGTCCGACTGATCCACGATACCCTCCACGCCGTCCGTGTATAGCTTTTCCAGCTTCTTGAACACGCCATCGATGATCTTGCGCAGTTCCGGCGAAGCCTTCTCCGGCTTGGCGATGACTTCGGCAAGCTGATCGTCGGTCAGGTCAGCGTCGGCGCCCTTGATCTGGGTGCGCGCCACGTCGATGTAGGCAGCGTAGGCAGACTTGACCTTCTTCGAGTCGAGGATCATTTGCTTGCGCACCTTGGCGGCACGTTCAAGCACATCCTGCGGATCGACAGTGGTGAGCATGCCGAACTGCACGAACTGGCGTGCCTTGCTGATGTTCGCCTTCAGGCCGCCCGACGAACGCTCGTGCACTGCCTTCTTGCCCTCGGCCTTCGAGTATTCATTGAAGAGGAACTCGGCGTCGTCATATTTGTACTTCCCGCCCTTGGGCAGATCGTCGCCATCGTATTTCTTCTCCAGATCGATGACGCCCTCGGCGGCCATCTTGGTGAACTGGAACGCCAGCTTGGGCAGCGAGTCCTTGCCGGCAGCGCTGTCGCGACCCAACTCGCGGATGAACTTCACGCCCTCGGCAAGCCGGTTGTCGTTGGACTGGTTGGCATGCGGGTTGGGAACGTCGTCTTCGGTCTGGCCAGCGTTACCGGCATCAGCCGTGGTCGTTTCGGTATTCGCGTTGGTCTGGTCTTCGGCCTGCATGCCCGCTGCCATCTGGTCAGCCAACGATGCCTGCTTTTCGGTCTTGTTCTTCGATGCCATGTTGATACTCTCCTGTTGCTTGTCCCTTACCTTTCGAGGTAACCGGGAACGTTGATGTAGCACGGGTGAAACCGTCTTGCAACCGTAATTTTGATCGCGACGGGCAGTTTTTTGTTAAGCGCTTGATTTAACTGCACGCTTTTGTTGTTTAATGGTGCGATATTTGAAGGGCTTCGGCTTGAAGTATTTCGCCGATAGTGCTTCACCAAGCCACGACCGGACACGTGGTGTATCCTTAAGTGTTTCGATGGTGGCATAGTTCGCGTTACACATGCGGCAATGACGATAGCGTGTGATCTCGCGCTGGCCTGTCACTGCCGTAATGTCGGTCGCTGGATACGAGCACTTTGGACAAGCGAACTTACTCATCTTCAATGTGCTCCTGCCCGTCATAGTCGTCGTCAGCGCCGCTCAACAGGTCGGCAAGCTGATCGTCCAACTGTTCATCAAACGATGCCTGTGAGTGCGCGTCGTTACCTTGCGAGGTATTGCGCTGCACATCTTCCACCATGGTATCGGCGGGGGGAGGTGGCACCTCCCCCATTACTTTAGCGTACTCTGGCACCATGTCGAGCGGCACGATTGCTGCACGATCATTCTTGCCGATTTGCAGGATCGTTATCTGCTTGCCGTGAAACGCGGCGTTGATCAAGTCACCAAGGGCTGGCCTTGCCACGCCCACCTTGCGCCATTGCAGTGTCATGTTGTTAATCCTATGTATAAGGTTAATGATGTTAAGCATGTGCACCTTATACATAAGTATGTACATTTGTAATGTCAAGTCCCCCCCCTCTCGGCAGAGAAAAGGGCTCACTTACCATTACAAATATGCATGTTGTTAATAATGATCCAGCTAATGATCCAAATTGGTCTGCTGCTTTGGATAATTTGGATCATTTATTTTTAGTAATGAAATCAATGTGTTGGCTTGAAGATTTTACTATAAATCAAATGATCCAGCGTTTTTGGATAATATAGCCTTATAGCGGGAA